TTCAAGGGTGCAAGAAGTTCAACCCTCTCCTGCGCGTCGTCGGCTGGACAGCTACCCCGTTCCGGATGGGTTGCGGGCAAATCTGCCACCGGGACCACATTCTGAACGAAATCTGTTACGAAGCTAACGTAGTGAGCCTTATTCAGGACGGATACCTCTGCAAGTTGCGATCCAAGGTAGGCGTTTCGCAGCCGGAGCTAAGCGAGGTCAAGCGTAACTCTGGCGGTGACTACATCCTGAACTCTCTCGCCGAAGTGACCAACAGACAGAGCGTTGTGTCTTCTGCCGTTGCCGAGGCAGCCAGGATCATGAACGCAGAGCAACGAAAGCATGCGGTGTTCTTCGCCGTTGATATCGAGCACTGCCGAATGGTCTCGGAAGAGTTGGCGCGTCATGGGATCTGCGCCCCATACGTCACTGCGAAAACGAGCGACCAGGACCGGGAGAAAATTGCCGGCGACTTCAAGGCTGGCCGGCTACGTGCGATCTGCAACGTGAACGTTTACACGGAGGGGTTCAACGCGAAGTGTGTGGACTGTATCGTGTTGCTGCGCCCGACCCTGTCTAAAGGGCTGTTCTCGCAGATGGTGGGGCGCGGGCTGAGGCTGTTCCCCGGAAAAGCCGATTGCCTGGTGCTCGACTTCGCTAACTGCATTGAGGAGCACGGCCCGATTGATCTGCTGAGTGGTCAGCCGATAGTTATGGCAACTTGCCAGAAGTGTCGGGAGTCGTTCAGCCGCGCGATTCGAGTATGCCCTGCATGCGGATGGGAGATCCCAGCGCAGGAAGTAAAACGCCTCGAAGAATGCGAGCGCCAGCGGCGGATGCACGGAGACAAGGCTTCCGGGAAGTCTATCCTGTCGAATGAACCCGAAACCTGCAAGGTCGATGCCGTATTCGTGAGCCGGCACCGGAAGCCAGGCAGCCCCGATAGCTTGTTGGTGCAATACCGTTGCGGTTTTTCCATGTTTCGCGAATGGATCTGCCTGGACCATACAGGATTAGCCGGTCAGAAAGCACGAGCCTGGTGGTGGAAAAGATTCCCTAGAGGGAGATGTAACGTCAATTCCGCCTTGACTGATTTGCTTCTAGGCCAAAGTCTTCTTGATTGGACGAAGACGATTACCGTTCGGAGGAATGGTAAATACTTCGAGGTCGTCGCCTACAACCAGCCACTTCCTGATATTGCGTAATGAGCAACTTGCTAGAATATGCCCTGAAGTACGCTGCGCTTGGGTGGAAGGTCTTCCCCTGTCTTCCGCACCAGAAGGTTCCTGCGTGTGCGCACGGGGTGAAAGATGCGACGACAGATGAACGGCAGATTCGCGAGTGGTGGGGGAAGAATCCATCGTTCAACATTGCCGTAGCGTGCGGGCTTGAGAGCGGGGTTTACGTCATCGACGTAGACGTTCAGGAGTCGTCTGGTATCGACGGCTGGGAATCCATTTCGCGCTTCGCAGGGGGCGGGAATGTGCTGCCTGATACAGTGATGCAGCATACGCCGAGGGGAGGCGCGCACTTCTTCTTCAGCGCATCCATTCCCCCGGTCAATCGCAACAGCTTTGCACCAGGAATAGATATCAGGTCTTCCGGTTACTACGTCGTCCTCGCGCCATCCATTCATCCGAACGGTGGCGTATACGCCTGGGGAAAAGGCTGCGCGCCGTGGGACAGAAAGCCAGCGGACTATCCGGCATTCATGCGACCGACAACGCGCGCGCCGTGGGCTGAGTTGACTCAGCCGGCGAAGGTCGAAAGGCCCACGGCAGCCGCGCCGGTTCCGCCAACTGACGACACACTGCGCCGGGCCAGCGCGTACTTAGCCGAATGCGATACAGCGGTCCAGGGACAGGCAGGGCATAACAAGCTGCTATGGGCGGCGGTCGCCATGGTTCATGGCTTCCTGTTGTCGGACGACCAGGCTTACGAGCTACTCGCGAGGGAGTACAACCCGCGATGCGTGCCGCCGTGGGATCTGAGTACACCAAAAGACGAGAAGGACTTCAGGAGGAAGATTTCCGAGGCGCGAAAGCTGACTCCGGCAAAGCCTCTTGGATGGCTGATTGAAGATCAAGACTATGTAGCGCCGGATATTTCGTTTATCAGCGCCATCGACATTGATAAGCTCATATCCAGCGCGTCGAATCCAATGCCGCTCGGGATTGATTCGTGGCTAAGACAGGATTCAGATTCGCAATCACCAGCCGCCACGTACACGAACGAGCTTCAATTCCTGTGCAAGCCGACTGGGTATCTGGGTGAACTCTGTTCATGGCTGAATGCTACAGCGATCAGGGAGCAGCCGTTCCTGTCGCTCGGGTGCTCTCTGGCGTTCATGGGAGCGCTATTCGGCCGCAAGGTAAAAGATGCCCTCGGCGGAAGAACCAACTTGTACGCGATGGGTGTTGCTCCGTCTTCTGCCGGAAAGGCGCATCAGATAAACCAGATTCGCAGACTTTGCGCTGTCGCAGAGTGTACTGATTTACTTGGGGGCGATGACTTCGCTAGCGATTCAGCGATTGAGATTCGCATGGCGAAGTATCCGGCAACCTTGTTTCTCTGCGATGAAATTGGATATTTACTCTCGCACATACGGTCTGGCAAAAGCCAGCACCACGCGAAAATTGTTCCCCTCCTGATGAAGCTGTACTCTTCTGCCGGCTCGATCTACAAGGGAAGGGAATTTGCTGAAGAGGGCAAGCAGAGGACTATCGTAGAGCCCTTGTGCTGCATCTACGGAACTTCCACCCCGGAGCGATTCGTCTCTGGAATATCCCCTGATGAGTTGCAAGACGGATGGTTGAGCCGATGCTTAGTGTTCTCATCTAGCGACATACCTCGCAAGATGCGAGACAGAAGGGAATGCCCAGTGCCTACTACATTGTCGGATTTAGCTCATCAGTGGTTCATCCGTCAGATTACGAGACCTGGAGGTTCGGAAGATATCAAGCGCTTCGTAGTCGCAAGTGGAGGGAAGTACGTCAATGAGGAGATTCCTGCGCAATTGGTAGTGCCTACTACGGAAGGTGCGGAACGGCTATTCATCGCTTTCGACGATGAATCCTCTGCTTACGGAAAAAAGAATCCTCACCTGGCATGCCTCTGGGGGAAGGGCGAAGAGAACGCAAGGCGAATTGCTTTGATCGTTGCGTCTGGCGAGTCCTTCAGCGAGCCAGTGATAACCGAGGCGATTGCCGATTATTCATGCCGGCTCGTTCGGTATCTGCTTACGTCATTTGGAAACGATGTCGCGTCGAAGCTCGCTACCTGCCTGGTGGACGAGAGGAAGCAGCGGATACTCGCATTCATCGAAAGTGCAGGAGTCGGAGGATGCTCGAAGCGGGACATTACGCGCCGCACTCAGTGGGCTAACGGGAGAGATCGCGCTGCGATGATTGCCGATCTGATTGAAGCGGAGGAAGTCATCGCGCATAAAAGCCTGTCCGGGAAGACGGTCAATTTCTGGACAGTCAAGAACTTTCTGAAGTACGCGGAGCAGCACCCCGAAATCAATGGATGAATCAGTAACAATTATTCTGCCACTCCCTGCGAAGGTGCTACAGCCGAATACGACGATTGCGACTATCGGCGGCCGAATGTGCAAGGCATCGGCATCTAAGCGGTATCGTCGTCTGACAGCGGAGGCAGTTGGTAACGAGCGGGTAGAGACAGCGCCGTGGGAAATGGTACGTGTGGCAGCGAAATTCTACTACGCAACGAACAGGCGGCGCGACCAGGATAATGCGACGGCAGCGCTCAAAGCTGCATACGATGGCATCGTTGATTCCGGTCTCGTTGGCGATGACGACATTCGGCACATGCGCCGCGATTCACCTGAATTTGCGATTGACAAAGACCACCCGAGAGTCGAGCTAACGATTGTGAGGCTGCAATGATTTCGTTTCAGAAAGAGAAGAAGGTACGAAGTCTTCTGAGGACTGGCCTAGCCGACAGGGAAATCGCGCGCCTTGCCGGTGTAGAGCATCACACGGTTGCCAAGATGCGGCGTTCGATTGCCGAAGCGCAGGGCATTCCGGCTACGAAAGTGCAACGAATCAAGGCGCTCCTTCAAAGCGGTCTGTCGGTCGGAGCGGTCGAGATTCGCACCGGGGTATGTCGCGACGTGATTAAGGCGATCCGCAGGACGTGCTACTTGCAGCGCCGCAAATCGGACGGAACCGACGTTGCGATCTGTCCTACCTGCGGCGCTGTGATGCTGCCAGCAACCGCAGCCCAGGACGAAGAAGAGGAGGTCATGACCAGCGAATCGCACGGCCTCTTACAGGTCGTCGAAGACCTCATGCATCTGCAACGACTGAACGTGATTTACCATCCTCTCTTTATTTCTCTCGCACATCGCGCAGAGCAGACCATCAACTCCAACGGAGGTAGCCGTGAAGCGCACAACGCCAAGTAAGCTGATTGCTGGAATCAGGGCAGCGAAAGTGAAACATACGTGGCTGTCCAGGTTGCCGAAGTCTCAGCAGCGTTACGTAGAATCAGTGGTTCGCGAGATGCGCGGCAACCCTGATGTTTTCGCTAGCGAGGTTGCGGCAGTGCTCGTCGATACGCTTCGCATTCCTGTGCGAAAGGTGACTGCCGCGCGTTCATTGAGGGAGATGTTAGGGCATGAATGACCCGAAAGACACTATTCGGAAGGCGCGGGAGGCGGCTTCTCGCTTCCAAGTCGAGAAGTCGGCTGCCGAGGTCGCAGCGCTGAAGAAGAAAAACGTGGATCTCCTTCGCGAAGCGATGGCACTCGAAAGGCAAGTCGGCGTGCTCGCGAGACTGCAAGGTGCTTCGACGATCCATCCGTTCAGGCGGGCCAAGGCAGGAAGGCCAAGTGGCGTTGCTGTTATCGTGCCGGCGACAGACTGGCACGTAGAGGAGCGGATTAGCCGAGAGGCAACGAACGGGAAAAACGACTTCGACCTCGAAGAAGCCGACGCGCGTATCAAGCGATTCTACCGAAAAGTCGTCGAGTTGATCGACTGGCAGAATCACCTATCGCCGGTGCGTGAATTGTGGCATCCTCTGCTAGGCGATCTGATGAGCGGCTATATCCATGAGGAACTCATGGAGACGAACGCCCTAAGCCCGACAGAGGCTTGCGTATTCCTACAGGACGCGCTTTGCTCCGGGATTGACTTCCTACTTCGAGAGACTCGACTGCCGATTTACATTCCAACATGCGTTGGGAATCACGGACGGACGACTGCGAAGAAACGAATCAAGACGAGCATTCAGAACAGCTACGAGTGGTTGCTCTACAAGACGTTGGAGCGGCAGTATGAGCGCCACAAGAGAGTCGTGTTCCGAGTCGGTCGCGGCTACCACAACACGCAGCGCATCATGGGGCGGCTCGTCCGATTTCACCACGGCGACGGCCTGCGATACCAGGGAGGCGTCGGCGGAATCACAATCCCTGTCAATAAGGCAATCGCGCAGTGGGACAAGGTTCAGACGGTTGACTTCGACATTTTTGGTCACTGGCACCAGTTTGCCCTTGGCTATCCAAAGTGGGTGTCGTGCGGCTCGCTCATGGGCTACTCCGAGTATTCCGTCGAGATCAAGGCAGAATTCCAGCATCCGAGTCAAGCGTTCATCGTTCTCGACCAGCGCTACGGGCTTACCAGCGCGATACCGATTTTCCTTACTCCCCCTGCATCAGAGAAGAATAGGCAATGAGCAAATTCGACGAAGGCGATATCAATAGTACCGAACGCGGTACTTGCGCACGGGCCAACGGAGGCAAGGTCTCGTTTTCAATAGTGCCCTTGCACCTGTTATACGGGTGCTCGCGGGTGTTCGTGTGGGGCGCGCTCAAGTACGCGCAGTGGAATTGGGCGAAGGGCGGTAAGTGGTCAACCGCCTTCGATTGCCTGATGCGCCACATGATTAAGTGGTGGTTCTTCGGGGAGGAATGCGACCAGGAGAGCGGCCTGCACCACCTTGACCACGCAATGTGCAATCTCTTGTTCCTGATTCATTACAAGGACACGCACAAGGCCGGCGACGACAGGCCGAATCAGTGGGTAGCACACTTCCAGGAGTCGCTCGGAAACTTCAGCGCCCGCTTCTCCCCTGAACGTCATTTTCCGGGGTACGTCGATGGAGAGGAAGTCGCGACGGACATGAACACCTTTATATCTTGACTCCGGAGAAGCGATGATACCCACTAGAATCTTCCTTGACCTAGACGACGTATGCAACACGTTCACTCCTTACGCGCTTCGGTCTGTCGGGTGCCCAGTCGATGTACTGTCTTTCGATGACTGCGATCCGCTTTGGGGTTACGACATTGTCGCGGCTGCGAATACCCTACATCCAAGTCGAACCTTCACGTTGAGTAGTTTCTGGGAATCAATTGGTCGCTCGGTTTGGGCGACGGTCCCGGAGTCTGCCGAATTCACTTTACTCCTGCGCTGGTGCGAAGAATGTGTCGGAACCGAAAACGTCTGCATTCTCACGTCTCCTACAATTGATCCGGATTGTCTTGCCGGCAAACTGGAGTGGATACACTGCCACCTCCCGAAACGGATGCACCGGCAATTCCTGATTGGCCCTACAAAGCACTTGTGCGCTCGACCTGACGCGCTTCTCATCGACGACCACGAAAAGAACGTCAACCTATTCCGCCAGCATGGAGGGCAAGCGATTCTCGTTCCGCGCCCGTGGAATAGCCTGTTTCGCGTTCGAGACACGCTAAACTACTTGCTGATTGAGCTAGGAAATAAGTTCTGTCTGAGGCAGCATGAGCAACATCGCTCGTTCCTTATGAAGATCCTTGACAGTATTGCGTCTTACCGGAGGGCTAGCCAATGACGGAAGCTGTGGAGCACAGCCTGTATCGCGGGGATTGCCTAGATTTCCTTAACAGCACCCCGCAGACGTGGACAACGATATTCGCCGATCCACCAGACAACACCGGCATGAAGTATGCCAATTACGTTGATAGACTGCCGAACGACGAGTATCTCGAAAGGCTGTCAAAGTGGCTGCGCGCATTTATTCGCGCTGCGTCTACCGTCTGGTTCAGCTACAACGCAAGATGGAGCTTCGGGCTCGGCGTTGTGGTGTACGATATCCTTCGCGACTACGATGACCTGGAAGCGAAGAATTGCGTTCAGGTCTTCACGTTCGGCCAGCACAACGGACACGATTTAGGTAACAACTACCGGCCACTGCTTAGGCTTCGGTGGAAGCACGCGCCGCTACTTCCTGACGCAATCCGCGTGCCCTCTTGTCGGCAAGAGAAGGGCGACAAGCGGGCCGATCCACGCGGGCGGGTGCCCGGCGACGTATTCGACTTTACGCGGGTAACAGGAAACAGCAAGCAGCGCCGGCCGTGGCACCCAACGCAACTGAATGAGGGCCTGGTGGAGCGGTGCATCAGGCTCACCACTCCACCGGGCGAGACAGTGCTAGATCCATTTGCAGGAACAGGCACAACTTTGAGAGTGTGTAAACGACTCGGGATCTCTTGTACGCTCGTTGAACTCGACTACGGCTACTGCTACCTCATTGCCGATGAACACGCATTGCCAGTACAATTTATTGGATATCAGGATGGATGAGTCCGATTGGATTTGCCGGAAGTGCGGAAGCGTTCTCGTCAAGACCAGCGCAGACTTTTTGTCGTGCCCTTGTTGCGACGCGCGGCTACAGCCGGCGTTCACAATCGACGACTTGCCATCAGCAATTCGCATAAACTCCACGCGGCTTGCCATTCGTGGAAGGAGAGGATTATGGGAATATCTGCCACGTTGGCACGGTGGAATCCTTGAAACTCAGCCGCCCCCCGGCGTTGTTGCAGCCAGGGTCTACACGAAGCGCGGTTGGGAGGCTCGCGCGTTCGCTAGACCTGTGGGGCTGCGACTTCATCGACGGAATGACGACGATTCGCCAGCAACTTCCTGATTGTGCGGCCGTTCCATGGTCGGCCACGGCACGGGCCGGCGTCGGCCGTGAGGGCGACGGCTATTTGGTCAGAGGACATACCCCATTGACTCAACTCTGCCGCCCATGCGACGGCTGCTTGCTCTTCGGGGTTGTCTACCAGCCGCTTCGTCGCGGAGTCGATCCTGTGGCCGATTGGCGGCTTCCCAAGCCATTCCCCCCTTGCTAGTTTCTTCGCAAGGCCGGCTTTTGTTCTCCTAGCGAAGCGCGCCCTCTCGTATCCGGCGAAAGCTGCCAGGATGTTCCCGAATAGCTCACCTTCCGGGGTGTCGGTCACTGGGGAGCCGTCCGCGAATTCAATCTGGCAGCCGGCGCGGTCCACCTGGTGTCTGATGGTGAGCGCTACGAGCATGTCGCGCGCAAGTCGGTCGGCGCTGTCCACCACCAATACCATGCCGGAGCCCAACTGGTCAAGCGCCTCATTCAAGCCGGGCCGGCTAAGCCGCTTGCCGGTCACATCTTTATCACTGCAACACGTCCAAACCTCATAGCCATGTCTTCGGCAATAGTCGCGACAGCGCTCCTCCTGTCGTTCGCAACTCTTGCATTGGTCGGCGTTCGGCCGAGGAGAGAATCGGGTGTAAATCACTGCTTGCTTCGTCACTAAGTACCTCTCATTCTTCCGGGTTATCTTGGCACATATCACCACCGCAAGCGCAAGTTGGAGGGCCGACCTCTTCGAGCCACTTGCGAGTCATAGCTGCGTTCCCTTGGCGGTGTGTAAACGTACTAGGTCATCGGTCGATGACCACGATTGCCGCGTTGACCTCGGTTCCCGACGCCTTAAACGAGCCGGCTGGAAGGTCTATCCATTCAGTAGCTTCCTTCATGAGCCTCTCTCGCTGCCGTGGTCCGTTAGCACAGATTGCCACCAGGCGACCTCTTGGCCTTGGATGCGTCAAAGCGTGCTCAATGTGCTTAATGTCGGCCCCTCTCTCGAAAGGCGGATTCATCACGATACGGTCGAAGTCGCCTAGCTCTCCGTCGCATTCCAGAAAATCAGCGCATCGGATATCGTAGTTGTCTTCGTTTGCGTACAGAGTTGCATTGCGAATTGTCCGGAGATTGTCTGCAAGCGCATGATTGATTTCAACTGCGACGATCCTACCGCAGTCGCAGCCAGTAAAGGCGTCGATAACAGCCTTACATAAATTTCCGGTTCCGGCCGATGGCTCCAAGACACGTTGACCAGGCCGAATATCGGCCAAGCCGATTACTCTCCTAGCGAGTTCCGGGGGAGTTGGAAACAACTGCGGAGCGGCAACAACCTGGACGCCAGCGCGCAGGGCTTCTCGCATTGCGTCCAATCCCTTCGGAGCTTCCTCATCTTTTGCCCTAAAGGATTCTCGCCTTGCGGCTTCTTCCTGAAGTGTACGCAAGTCGAGTTCTGGCCCCTTGACTTCAGGCGGCGGGGCGCTGTCCGCTCCCGGAGGGTCTTTCCTCGGCGCGTCGGTAATCCATATTCGGTGCAGCACATATCCTTCGCCATGAACAGCAGCCCCGGCGCGCCGTAAAAGTCCAGACATGGCTTGACGTACTCGATGCCTCCCATGTTGGTCCGTCGCTTCCATTATGCACGTTCCCTTGTAGTCTTTGTGGATTCCATTCCATTGCTCTTGAGTGATTCCTGCAAACCCGTCTCCAGGGTAGTTTGCAATCGGAGGGAGCTTACTGGACTGCTTGGCTGCCTTGGCTTGTTCGTCGGTCGGTGGCTGGTAGCCCTTGATCGTCTCGACACTGACGACGCGCGGCCATCGTGTGTTGTTTGTGCTGACGCTCGACACGCGCCCTCCGCTCTTATTGATTTTCGTAATCGTCAACCATACTCCTTTCGCAAGGATGCGCCCTCCTACCTTCAAGTCAAACCCATCGGCTACAAGTCCTCCTTGCTCGTCCAACATGGCGCGCTCATAGGTAAGCCGATTCTCGTAATGAGCGCTCCAGCGCTTGTAATGTGCGATTGACTTCGGAAGGTTATCAATACGCTGCGCCGTAACAGCTTCGACTGTGATTTTCTCATCGGTTAAGGCGCTCCACGCGCTCCAATGGTTCTCACCATCCGGAAGCTTTACCCCGCCATGATCGTAGCAGTTACAGACCGAGATTGCTTTCTCGCGCGTGGGGTTAGATTCCCAGAACTTCAACAGCGCTTCCAGGTTTCTCAAGTCCTTCGCAATCTTGCGCTGTTCAGACTCAAGTTTCTTGATTCTTCGCGCGCGAACGTCTGGCCGTTCCTTGTACTTCGCAGCGTGCAGAGCGCCGGCTGCGCGGTCCTTCCAATACTGAGAGGTTTCCCACAACTGGACGGCTCGACGCATTCCGTTCTGGATCTTCTCGGCATCCTTGCGGGCGCGTTTCTCGGAGTGATGACCTACAAGGATTGGCTGGCCAAGCGGAACCCCGTCAGCAATTGCGTCAACGGCTGACTTGGCGCTGTTCGCTTCGTTTGCTCGCTTCTCGCTCAACTCCTCCAGGCGGTCGGCTTTTGCTTCAGCACGTTCAACAAGGCTCGTGTCTTCGTCTCCGATTTCTCCGCACAATTCCAAGAGAAAATCCTCTCGGAACGGCGTCCAGGATGGCGCAACAAATAGCTCTTGTTTTGGTGCCCACTTAAAGCCGGCTTCACGCACTTTTACGTATGTTTGTTCGTCAAGCCGGCTTGAAGCGTACAGCCTCAATTTATTATCTTCCGGCGAATAGGTAGCGCTCAACGTCGGTGCAATTCTCCGTGGTGCCAGCTATGATGGTTACTTGCTTTGCGCGATTGCCGACCGGACGCCCCGCTCGATATACGGAACAGCCTGGTTAATTCTCTCTTGAACACCATGCCAAAATTGTTCGATAATCTCTTCGCCGGTACATGGCCACCAGCATGTTAGCCCTTGCCGGAATTCGACATGCTGGTTCGCTTTTGCCAGCTTGACGGCCCGAACATAGGTTGCGATAGACACGCTTCTATCTATTCCAGGGCAGTAGATTGTACGCATTAGGTCGATTCTCCTTCCAAAAAGGCGTAGATTGCTTTGCGCGTATGTTTGATTCCGAGAGTCTTGCATGTCGCGCGAAAAGCTTTTCCGTCGTGGCTAAAACTGCCGCGCACGATTGCGGCCGTCATGCGCTCGACTACGACAGGGACTTGTTCAACCGGCCAGCAATACTCTTCCGGGAACATTGTCACGGACATTGTCAACGCTTCAGAGTAGACCGATACGAAGCGGTCTAGCTTTGTTTGCTGTATCATTGCTGCTTACTTCTGTATAGCTTGCTTAGGTTTCTCGCCAGTGGAAACATTACGCCCGCAGTGTTCGCAGACGGTTTCTTCCCACGCTTCAGCGCACGGAGTGAATTCTCCGCAGTACCCGCAACGGATTGCCCCCTCTTGTTCGCAATACTCTTGCTCTGCTTGCTCGTACCAGTCGCCACAAGAGGTAGAGAACACTTCCCCATCTTCTCCCTCTTGTGCCAGCGTGAGCGAGTACGTATCCCCGGTATTCAAGTACGCTAACTCCCTGTCACCGACTGACTCGTGCTCGATTCCGAAAGTAACATGGCCCCATCCGGCGCGATTCAGGAAGTGCTCCGCAGACATCAGCGCGGCGTAGCCGGATTCATTCCTGTTTTGCGCGCGCCGGTTGGCGTAGTGCGCGGCGCGGTTACATGCTTCGTCGAAGGTTCCACGTTCTTTTACGTGCTTCAGCATACTCATTGCTTACTTCTCCAGGTTGTCAAGCCGTCAGAGGATAGTCTGCTTTTGCTTCTACTCTCATCGCTGTTCGGTGGCCTTGGCGATGGCAGCACGGGCTTGTGCGCGTGCCTCGCAGTCTCTTTGGTGCATTGCCACTTGTTGGTTCTGCGGAAGTCCGGCTAGGGCGCAAGGAACGGCGTGATGTTCCACCTCAATCGTTGCCAATAGCTCTTGCAACGCCTCCAAGAGGTCGGGCGCGGCCGCAATTAGGTCGGTATCTTGTGCGTCATAGCAGACGGCGACATTTCTTCCATTATTGTCGGACAAAATCAATCCATGTCCGTTGTGCTGAACTCTCCCGCTCCAAGATTTCAATGTGCGCTTAGCCATTATTTTGCCTCTCAAGGTTAGCGAATCAGAAAGCAAGGATAGTCTGCTACGATCACCTCGCTAGGCAAGGGAAACGTAGCGGGCTATCCATAGCCTTAGTGCTTCAGTCGTCGCCCTCCGTTCTTGTCGGTCGGTAGACACAAGCGCCGTCGGAAACGCGGTACACTGAATAAGGGCAAGCGGTCTTCTCCCCGCAATACTCTCCGGCCGGTTCGCCGTCCTCTTTCTCCCAGTAGTCGAACCAGTCGGGAGAAAAGCAGTACGCTTTCGGGCCGTTCTCGTCCACTGGATTGCCTAGGTGGCATGCGCCAGGAGCACACGGGCTACAGAATTGCGCGTGAGTGTAGTAGGGGCTCTTGAGAATGAAGATATCGCCTTCGGAATCGCAAAAGGCGTTGTACTCTTTATCCTTGAAAATGAACCCATTAGGCTCGTCTCCGTATGCCTCATCACTCCGGAACGAGTAGCGACACTCCAGACATACGTAATCGCGGCCGTTGTCTTCCCAGTCTTTTACTTCGTCAAGATCGGGTACGGTATCGTGGTCGGCCGGAGTGGCGATATCCCCACACTTGGGACAGGTAGGCTCCCCGTAGTCTGCTTCCGAGGAGTCGGCCCATGCTTGCAAAACGTCGTTTTGCGGGATAACTCCGTAGTGAATCCCTGTCTTGTGGTCTACGTTATTCCGTCCATTACTGTAGTCAATCCCATAACCCATTGCTTGCTTCTCCTGGTTACTATTGCGAGAATCAGCCTATTGGCGCTCGTTCAATGAGCGGGAGCCAATAGGGCAATCCTTGCCCAACTTTCTACGCGAAGTGTGACGAGACAACGCCAGCGCCATCCCTCCCAGTCGGACAGAAAGCGCTCCACAACGCGCAGAATGAGAATTGCGGGTTGCGTAATTCGACGTACCCTAATGCGTCGATGTCGAATGGTTCGCTAGCGTTGCCGAGTCTGGTTATTCCCTCTTCGTTGTCGGTCCCTAACGTAGGATAGTCACTTGCCGGGAGCCCCTTAGTTCCTGGTGTATTGTATTTTTCCTCTATAAAATAGCGGTCCAACTTGCCGGCGTCTACTGCGATATCGAGCGCGTCTTGAAGGCAATCTGCGAACACTACGGCCAGCGCAAAACCATGGTCATGCAGTAGCCACGGCCGCACACTATGCGGGTTGTACGCGCTGTCTGGGATAAACTCGTCAAGGTTGATTACGTCGTCGTCAGTAAACGACAATTCACAGTTGCCTACCATCACAGTTGCCTTCATGGTGCATACTCCAAGTGTGAAACGACAGGAAAGCGTACTGACAGGCTCCCCGCAGGGAGCGCGTCAGTAGACTCTCAACTGAGGTAAAGCATGCCGTCGTCACCCTGGTAAAGATAGCGCTCCCCCATGGCATGCGCCGCTTGCGTCAAGCGATTCCCTACGTCATCGGGTAGATAATCCCTATCCCAGTACCCTGCGCCGTGGCCGTTGCGGGTTAACCATAGGTCATGCCCCGCTAACTCGTCAGTGGGGCATTGCGAGTGGCTGTACTGGGAGAGGTCGGCCGCATTCTCAGCCTGAAAGCGCTGGCAATCGTCGATGGCCTCTTGGCGCGCAGATGGCGCGAAGTCATCAATACTGTAGCGCACGTCAAGTTGGTTGTCGCCGTCTGTTTCGGCCCATAAAGCGCAGACAAGATACGCCCGCGTAAACTTGTCGAGTGTCGTTGTCGTAGTCATTGTTGCGTTCCCCTGGTTGACCTAGTAGCCGCGCTGGCACCTGGTTTCATAGTCGTCCGACGCGCGATGAATGTCAGTGTAGTAGTGACCCCGATAGGCGTGGCCGTCGTCGTCAACTGCCAAAGTAGCGTAGTCGCACATCCGATGTGCTCCGCTCACTTGAAACCCGCAGTTGAACGCCTCATCGCGCGCTGCAAGTACAATCCACCGTTCAGTATCGGGAACGTGGTATCTGGAGAGAATCATCGCGCCGTTGGGCAGTGTGTTCGCTAGTTCGATGTGGAATGTGTAGGTTGCCATGGGTGCGCTCCGATGTGGAAGGGTTGACTAGCGGTGCAATTCAGACAGTATCTTCCTGCCTAGCCACTCGATACCGTCGGCCGAAACTTCGGCAACCAGGATATCGGCAGGGAGGGCGCGAATAGTTGCGCGCTCGTTCGGCGTGACACATTCTCGCATGGAGCGCTGTACGGCCTCATGGAACGTTCCGCGAAACATGGTCACGCGCCCAGAAGACTTGTTGGTGATACTGAACGGAAGCATGTTACATTCTCCGGAAGAGGTTGAAGAGAAACGTTAGAACATGACCCGTGCAATACCATGCGCCATGGTCACAATTGTCGGCCGATGATTACGGGCCACGAAGTGTGACCAGATTTCGCCGATAGTGAGCGGTCGGCGCAGGTTAACTACGACAGAACGCGAGGCGAAGTCAAGTACGATCTTCGTTGCTGTGTCCATGTTGTGTTCTCCTCTATACAAGCATAGCCTTTAATCGGATTAAAGTCTAGTTAAAATCCGAGGATTCAAGAAAATTAAAGGGTAGTGTAAACGGTTGCGCTGGTTGCGACCGTTGAAGAATGCGCAGAGAATCGCTAGCGCTGTAATGAATGAGACAGGCTAGAACGTGAGACGATGAGGAGAGAAAGAGTGTGTCAAGTTATCTGGCAGACGATGAGGGATCGGCAACGAAGTAGCCAGTTGAGTGCAAGACAGATATGTATGTGCTCGGTTCGTGTCGAGTGGATCGTCCGACCGACCGACCGGATAGGCTCCGACGGGTTGTGATGAGTGGATCGGTTACCAGATTCCGCTAGCGTTGAATGCGGCCTCCTGGTGTTGCGCAGGCGGGCCGACCGAAGGCAGATAGGTATATTAGGTCAAGGCGGCAGTCGAGCCCTCAGAATGCAAGCTAGGCGATAACCCGTAGTATAGCGGGGTAGAGCGAATCAGGGTGATGGCGAGGGGTAGTCGATGTGATGGCAGGGTAGGGAGGGAGGGAGGCATCCCCTGTCGTCACTCTGACTACACACGCGGCTAGCTAGTTAAAGCTGGTTGTCATGCCCCAAACCCACCCAATAGACGCAAGCGGCAGATGACGAGTCGTATTGTGCCATGTTATGCGCTAGATTGTAGCGACTGTAGCGGCTAGGTGCAGACTGATGAGCTAGGTCATAGGGGGCCCCAAGCAGTAGAAAACCTTGCCAACCCCTCCCCATTGCCTGCCCGGCCCGGTGATACCTACCCCCACCACCCCTGCGCACCGACTTTTGGCCTGTAGTCAAACTGACTACACCAGTAACTAAACTGCCTATGGGGCCCGAGTTGCGCCAGGGGGCCCCGCTGTCCAATGGCTCCGGCCGGCTCGATCTCCCGTATACCCCACCGTTGGTTTTCGCGTTAGTCGAAAAAAACGGAGTTATCTGCAAACCACCCGATGAGTGACACGGCGTCATGGTGTCCTCTTAACCTAAATACTAAAAGCCAACAAACCCCACCTACCAGAGGAGGGGGAAAGAGAGAAAAAAGAGAGAAGATGCGTTGACGGAGTGACGAAAATGAAGACCCCCTACCCACAGAGGTAGATCCCAAAGAGAGAACCCCTTAGTAGTAGTATAGTATATAATATATATAACTATATATATACTATATACTTATATCAATTCTATGAGGAAAGGGGGGTCTTATACCACCAAACCACGTACCACCCATGTAGCGCCGCTTTTTTAGCCTAGAGCGCGGCAAGACGTTTAGTACAGGTTCAACAGCACCCCCCGACACCTCACCACCATTAAGCGGCATTCACTCCGGACTCGGTTTGAAGTGTCTCGGTACGGTCAAACCTGCGTCAGCGCCACAAAAACTGTCACAGGAACCCCTGGCAAATATGCCTTCTGGTAGGTTACATCGCTGGGGGGCATTAGGTTTGGCGATCCCGCCAGGAAGTCAGCTAATTGGACGGCCGGTCGGCTCGGCGGCCGGGCCGGTCGAGTCGTGTTTCACACAGTACCGCGCGTGATTGTAGAACTGTGGCATTGTCTGCGGAGGGGTATGTACTAATGAGACGCAATCGTAACAAGGTGGGGATGTTTTCGCGGAAGTGATTTCTAACTTCGTAGGATGAGGTTTTCTGATGTGTGTTTTCGATCAACTGAAACCCTTGGAGAACGTCATGTCGAGTCCCGAGTCCGTGAAGAGTGCTAAGTCTGCGAAGAGTCCCGATCCCGTGAAGAACGACAGCCCTGCGATCCCCGCGCCGACGAAGCCGAAGTGCAAAGTCCCCGAATGCCTCAAGGACGCCGAGATTTGCGGCGTGTGCCAGCACCACTACAGCGAAATGTTGCGCATGATCCGCGCCGGCGAGATCACCCGTGAGGCGCTTATTGCCGCCGAAGTGCTTTTGCCTGCCGGTGGTGGCCGAACGAGCAAAGTCAGAGCAGCGCTGGCGAAGAAGGGCATCAAGTTGGCTCCTGCCGTGAAGCTGCCGAAGCCTGCCAAGAAAGACACGAAGACGACAACTCCTGACAAGGAAGCCGCGCCGGCCGTTACTTGGTAAGACTCGTGCCAACATTGGCACTGTGGCGAGCAGACAGCACTGCCGGCCAACAGAACGTCAAGAGAAAGCCTGGTCCGTCAACCAGGCTTCTTTTTTGCGCTGGGTACAAACGGCTTCGCATGGTGCCCAGCGCGCTAATCTACAAGGATGGGATTCAAGTCGAAAGTCTCTCACGAACAATGGAAAGATGCCGCCGCCCGGTTTCTTTCTGGCAACACGACCCTTGAGGAAATCGCGAAGTCTCTCGGGGTCACTCATCAGTACGTCTACCGGCACTTCCTTGTTGACGGGGTCATGCGGCAAAAGAAGACCAGCGCCAACAAGGTGAAGGACTTGAACGAATTCGCCTCGCGGGTCCGCTCCGTTCTTTGGCGGCAAGACAACGGCGAAGAGAAGAAGACCTACGATCACTGGAAGGACCGGGTCGCCAGCCTGGAGTCCAGCGACGGCGCAGGGATGACGCACAACGAGGCTCTCGTCCGTGCTTCCAAAGAGTATCCCTGCCTCACCCGCCTTTTCCGGGAGTACGACGTGTCCGAATTCGATCCGAACCCCGATTCTCACCCCCAGATTAAGCACTTCGGGCACCAGCCGAAAATCACGGCCACCTCCGAGGGCAAGGAACAGAGCTACCGAGAGAACCTTCGGTGGGCTATCGAAAGCGCGGGAACCTACCTCCGCACCGGCAAGCACCCGGAAACCTGCCCGAATGACGCTGCCTGGTATCTCTACCGCCAGGCAATCGAGGAGCCGAAAGACTTCCTCGGTCGCGTCGGCCAAGTCGAGTCGAAGGGCGACAGCGAGGCTGAACAACAGCGCATCGACCGCAAGTCCGGTCAGCGCTCACTGGCTGAATTGAACGAAATGCTCGACATCCTGGAGGCACCCACGGATGGCGCGTAGGAAGATGCCGTACAAGCCAGCCAATTCTGCCGAAGTCGTTGAGCGCTGCGATCAGTGCGGAAAGCAACTCGGCAGAACGTGCATCCGGACGGCCGGCTCCGCAGCGTGCGCGGCAGGTGACGGTGTCTCCATTTCGCATGTCTACGCCAACGGAAAGCAAGAGTGGCGTTTCTTCTGCTGCAAGGAGTGTAAATCCGCCTTCATTGCGAAAACGGAGTAGCGCCTGCAATGAAGATGGAAACTCCGTTCTATAGCCGCGTGCCAAAGGACATGGCCGGCAACCTGCGTTATCGCGCGGCGATCCATCGGCGCGTCTTGGAAGATCCATCGTCTGCCGCTTTCTTCTGGGATGTGTGCTCCAAGGATCTCCTCTATTACGTCAATGTGTTCGGGTACACCTACGACCCTCGCCGGCAGCCGTTCGCCAAGCTCCCGTTCATCACCTACACGTTCCAGGACGAAGCGCTGCTGGAAATCTACAGGGCTATCGGCGACCACGACTTGTTTATTGAGAAGTCGCGAGACATGGGGGCAAGTTGGCTGAACATCGTCGCTTGCGAGCACGTCTGGCACTTCAAGAAGCATCAGTCGATCCTCTTCGTGAGCAGAACCGAGGACTACGTTGACAAACCGGACAATCCGAAATCCCTGTTCTGGAAACTCGATTTCTTCCTGAACAGCATGCCGGCATGGATGCGGCCACCGGGATACGACGAATCGTTGCACCGGAGCCGGCTCCACATCAGCAACCCGTACACGTACAGCGTCATCGACGGGGAATCGACGACAGGCAACGTCGCCCGTGGCGACCGGCGAACGGCGATCTTGCTGGATGAATTCGCGGCCGTCGAGCAAGGCTTCTCCGTGCTGACTTCGACGCGAGACGCGACGAAATGCAGGCTGTTCAACTCGACCCCCAAGGGAACGTCGAACGCGCACTACGCGATTCGCCAGACAGGGGTGAAGAAGCTGCGTCTCCATTGGTCGGCGCACCCCCTGAAGGCGGCCGGCTTGTACACGACGGACGAGAACGGCGAATTGCATGTCATCGACAAAGAAGGCTATCCAGAGGGCTATGAGCCGCTTCTGGATGGCAGGCTACGGTCTCCGTGGTACGACGAAGAGTGCAAGCGCGCTGCCAATCCGCAGGAAATAGCGCAGGAACTTGACATCGACTACCAGGGGTCCGGGTATCAATTCTTCCGCGCTGAGTCCGTACACGAAGCTATTCGCCAGTACGCGCGACCGCCTATCGTTGTGGGCGAGCTTGAGTACGACGACTCCACCGCGCAACCTATCCGCTTCCGCGAAGAACCGAACGGCCACCTTCAACTATGGTGCCTACTGGGTCGCGACAACAAACCGCCGACAGAGCATCGGTACATTGTGGCCGTGGACGTGTCGGCCGGCACAGGAAGCTCAAATTCAACCATCTGCGCGTGGGATGCGGCGACGAAGGAAAAGGTACTCCAGTACGCGAATCCGTACATTCGGCCTGAAGCGCTGGCGTTCCAGGCTGTCGCCGTATGCAGATGGCTCGGCAACGCCCAATTGATATGGGAGTCAAATGGGCCGGGGCGTCAATTCGGGAGTCGGGTCGAAGAGTTGGGGTACATGAACGTCTACCTCAGCAAGAGGCGCGAGGCGATTTCTGGAGACACCTCTGCGATTACAGGCTGGTCATCCACGAAAGAAGGCAAGCTGGTCGTCCTCGGTGACTATCGCGCGGCCATCGAAAAAGGTCTCTGCGTGAACCGATCCAGGGAAGCGCTGGAAGAAACCTTGGATTACATCTTCGGGCCGGATGGAAGTGTCTATCATTCCAGGTCGTCGGATAAGTCAGACCCAACCGGCGCAAAGGCGAACCACGGCGACCGTGTTATGGCTGACGCTCTAGCCTGGAAGTACATGAACGACGACGTAACCGCGCCAAAGGAAGAGACACCAGAGGTTCCCGTGGGGTGTCTCGCGTGGCGTAACAAGATGCGTGAGAAGGAAAAACAACAAGTTGGCACTGAACTAGAGGCACATTGGAGATAGCCGTGAACCCACTATCCGACACAGAATTCAAACGGTTGCGCGAGAGCATTGACTGGTCCAACAGACAATTGGAGTTCACTCGCCGAAAGCGCGTCGAAGCTGTGAAGCAGCTTGTCGGCAGCCACTACAGCGACGGAGGCGCTGACAAGTGTGTTCCGACGAATTTCATCAAGCTCGCGACCGACATTCATATCCGGCTCCTAGCGGCTCGCGCTCCGAGGGCGCTCATCACGACATTGCGACCGGACTTGCGGCCGACTGCGGCGAATCTGGAATTGCGTGTCAACCAGATTCCGGATGAGATCGACTTGACGACGACGTTCCGCAAGCTGGTGGCTGAGGCGATCTTCTCTATGGGGATCGTGAAAATCGGCCTTCACACAGTAGGAAAGATCCTCGGCCACGAATACGGGCAGACCTTCGTGGATCTCGTGACCATTGATGACTACTTTTGCGACATGGCCGCGAAACAGATGGAGCAGATCCAGTACGAAGGGAATGACTACTGGCTCGATTACAAAGAGGTAATGGAATCCGATATGTTCCCAAAGGCGGCCTTATCGGGACTCAAAGCCGACGAGTACACGGTAATCGGTGAACGCGGGGAAGATCGCGCCGAGGGCATTTTCTCAAACGGTTCGGCGACTCTGTTCAAGGATAAAATCTGGTTGCGCGACGTGTGGCTGCCGTCTGAGGAGTTGGTAGTGACATACGCAGTCAAGAGCGAGAAGAGGTTGAATGTCGTCGAGTGGGAGGGGCCGGAGCGCGGCCCCTACAAGAAACTTGGATTCTCCGATGTACCGGGTAATCTTCTTCCGCTCCCGCCTGTCGCCGTCTGGCGCGATATCCATGAGCTTGCGAATGCGCTGTTCCGGAAACTCGCCAACCAGGCCGATGGGCAAAAGACGGTGCTCGGGTTCCCTGGAGGAAATGACGAGAGCGTTATCGAATTCCGAAACGCAAAGGACAATGACGGCATCAAATACAAGGGCGGAAAGCCCGAGAAGCTGACAGTCGGAGGAATCGACCCGACCACGCTCGCGTTCTACCTCCAGTGCCGAGACCTCTACAGCTACTTCGCCGACAACCTGGACAGCCTTGGCGGGCTCGGGCCGCAGACAAAGACCGTGGGCCAGGATCGGCTGATTAGCGAAGCGGCGAATGCGCAACTGCGCGACATGGCATCGAAGTTCGTGGATTGCGCCCGCGAAGTCTTTCGCGCAATCGCGTGGTACGAGTGGAATGACCCCGTGTCGAGCAAGATCCTTGAAAAGCCTGTCCCTGGTACGGACCTGAAGATTCGCGTTCCGTGGAACAGGGATTCGCGAAAGGGTAGTTTCGATCTCTACGACTTGCAGATTGACGTGTACAGTCTCCAGGACGATTCTCCTGCGTTGCAGCTTCAGCGGCTCAACCTCTTCGTCAAGGAATTCGTTCTACCGCTCGCACCGCTGATTCAGCAACAGGGCGGAACCATCGACGTTCAGACTATTCTGCGGCTTGCCGCGAAGTACGCGGACTTCAAAGAGGGCGGCGAGATCGTTGTATTTACGAACGACCAGGGCTCCGAGAAGGCGGCGGGAGTGCCGGGCATGCCGCAGCAGACTACCCGGACCTACGAGCGGGTTAACCGGCCGGGTGCGACTGAGGGCGGTAAATCTCAGATCCTCCAGCAAGCGCTGCTTGGCGGGAATCCGCAAAAGTCTGAGATGGAATCACTTACGCGCTCGACTGAATAGCGTCCGGGTACGTTTTTCCGTTGAAGACAGTCGGTTTAGTATCGTGAGAGTATGCCGTACTACTGCTATTCAGATGATTCTGGACAAGTACACGACCGCTTTTTTCGCATGGGAGAGGCTCCAAAGTCCGTGACCCTGGAGGACGGCAGCGTTGCCGTTCGCTGTTTCCGGGCAGAGGTAGCGCAACTCGGAACGCCCGCGAAGACGGGATGGCCGATTGAATGCGTTGCGAGCGGAGTGAATGCCGCGCAAGCCGACGATCTCCGTAAGTTCTTCGTTGAAAGAGGGTGCCCGACGGAGGTGTCGCCAGACGGGAATCCCATCTACACTTCGGCGGCACACCGCCGAAAGGCGCTGAAGGTGCGCGGGTTCAAAGACAGAAGTTCCTTTTGTTAGAAGAGAGAATTATGCCCCTCAGTGATGAATTCGTTGCGGAAATCAATGCGTCGGCGCAGAGCGCCGAATTTGGTTTGGACGAGAAGGCGGAAAAGGCCGGCGAGCCTTCGGAAAAGAAGGTCGAAGAGGAGAAGCCTTCTGGCGATGGGAAACAGGTCGAGCCGGAACAGATTGCCGGCGAACCTTCGGAGTCAGCGGATAAAGAGGTGGAAGAGGGCAAAGAGAAGGTCGGCGAAGAAGCAGTCGTCGTTGAGAAAGAGGAAGAGGAGCCGAAGTCGATCAGCGATAGCACCCTGACGCGCGCAATCCGCGCCGGACTTGAGTTGAGTCAGGCGCGCCAGTTCCCTACTGAGGAATCGTTGCTGCACGCGGTGTCTGCCATCGAGAACGCTGCGATGGCGCGCGAAGAGGGCAAGAAAGAGCAGACGAAACAAGAAGAACCGAATATTCTCGATTCGCTCCCGAAGCTCGACCCCGAAGAGTTTGAGCCGGCAGTAATCGAGATGTTCGACAAGCTCACCGGCGCTATCCGTGAGCAACAAAAAGTCATCAGTGAGTTTCGCGACCAACACAAGGCTACCTTGCGCTCGTCGCAAGAGACCGCTGCACGCGAGGTCGAGCAGTGGTTTGACAAGAAGGTCGAAGAACTTGGAGACGAGTTCTCCGATGCCCTCGGGAAAGGCAGCTACGGCTCGCTGGACCGGGGAGGAAAGGCATTCGCTACTCGCGACAGCATCGCGAGCCAAATGGCTGTGCTGCTTGCCGGCTACACGGCGGCGGGCCAGTCTACGCCTCCGCGCGAGAAGGTCTTCGACGCGGCGGTACGACTCGTACTCGGAGACGAGTACCAGAAGATCGGCGAGCGGAAACTGACCGCTGAATTGGCAAAGCGGAGCAAGCAGCACATCCAGCGCGCCAGCGGGCAAAAAGGTAACAAGATTGCTCAATCGCCGGAGGCCGAAACGGCAGAGCTTCTCGACAAGAAGTTTTTTGCCAAGTAGCGCTTATCCGGCATAACCGGAGAATATAGCATGACTCTTCAATACGCGGACATCGACGATGCCGTTCTCTTGACGCAGGAAAATCTCGTCAAGCGCGGTTCGTTCGTCGATATGCAGACCGACCTTTCGGACCACATTGCGGTACGCGAAATGTGGAAGAACCGACAGAAGAAATTCGAGGGCGGTAACGACTGGGATTTCGACTGCCAGATTGACCACAACCATTCTGCGCGCGCCGTCGGAATGTACGAGACGGACGGCTCGGCTATGACGGATACGATGATCCAGGGCAAGGTTTCCCCTCGGCACGTCAACGCACACTACATCTATGACAAGCGGGAGCCGGCGTTCCAGCGCGGCGGGACTGCTATCGTGGATTACGTTTACACGAAGTACGTCGGGATGATGGTGAGCTTCTACGAGTATCTCGAAGAGGTACTCTGGGGCAAGCCGGTTGACAGCGACGACACCAAAACGCCGTCGGGCATTGCGTTCTGGGTGACTAAGAGCACTAGCGAGGGCTTCTTCGGTCCAAATCCGGCCGGGTTCGCGGCTGGCAAGGCAGGCATTTCGCAGCTTGTGCAGGCAAGGTGGGCCAACTGGTCTGGTGACTACGACGCTGTCACTAAAGAGAGCCTCATCCGAATGATGCGGAGGATGCACCGGAAGATCCAATTCAGGTCACCGATCTCCCACGCGGAGCCGACTCTCGGCTCGATGAAAAACGGCGTTTACACGAACGACAATGTTGTCGGTCTCATGGAGGAACTTCTTGAGGCGCAGAACATGAACCTTGGCACCGACCTCGACAGCCAGGGCGGGCGCTGCACGTTCAAGGGAACGCCCATCACCTACGCGCCGTATCTCGACAACGACGCCGAGAATCCGGTCTACATGCTGGACTGGAAGTGGCTGGCAATTGGCGTTCTGGCCGGCTGGGAGAACCAGCTTACCAAGCCGTACATGGTCCCTGACAAGCATCTGGTCAGCCGCGTTGATCTTGACTGCACCCTGGAAATGGTCTGCACCAACCTGCGCCGTCAAGGGGTGCTCCACAACCCGGCGTAGTCCGTCGTTCTCGCCGGCTAGCTACCATACGATAGCTAGCCGGCGTACTCGTACTGAAACAATCAACTACCTTGAGAGGAACATGCAATGGACGTAAGCGTTAATGCCCCGATCAAACAAAAGCGAACCATTTCCGAGTGGGTTTGGTTTGAGGGCGCTACCGCGTTGCTTGAAGGCCAGGGCGTTTGTTACAACTGGGATTACGGCACGGCAACGGCCGCCGATTACCGGCGATGCAATCGCGTTGAGCTTCCCACCATTCTGAACGCGCGCTACTTCGCTGGCGTGGCTGCGCGTAACTACAGCGCGAAGGCTGGCGGGCAATTCATCGAAATCTACAAGCCGGGCTCGTGCTGCACAATCCTGTCGAAGGCAAGCACCACCATCGGCGTTGGGATTCTCACCTGCGAGGCAGGCGGCACGTATGCCGGGTATTTCCGATATGCCGGCCTTCCCGGCGATGGCTCTGCCGTTCCTTTGCAGACGGTTGATCGTTCCGCGACTGCCGGGGCGTGCGAGGCGATCTTGCAGGCTGGCGAGCCTTCTGGGCTGCTTGACGTGGTCACGTTGACTGCGGATGGCGGCGCGGTTGCGTGCATGGTCGGCGGGACGACCGTTTTCGCCGGCGTGGCGCTGGTTGCCGCAGACGGCACGTTTACGGTCGCGAACGGAACGATTCCTGGCATGCGCAAGCGATTTGTGTGTCTCGCCGATCTCGGCGATGCGCATGACATGATCGTGACCGTCAACGGCATCCAAGTGGACGGCTCTACCGCGCTCCAAACCGTTGTGCTCGACGACATCAACGACGAGGACACGATTGAATGGACGGGTGACTGGTACGAGAAGGGCCGCGTCGGAGCGTCCGTGACCTAGCACATCCCTGCGCCGGTGCAGGTTCGCCCTGGACTCGCGGGTTTCTCTTCCTCGCGAGTTCAGGGCCGCTTTTTCCTGGCTTCCTGGACATAGGTTGACGCTGATGGCAGAGAGCAGTTTGAGCATCGGTTACACCGATCTCCGTCAAGAAGTTGGCGGATTTCTGGGGTATGGCCGTACCATCGCGTCTTGGAGTGCCGCGCGGATTGCCACCATCGACCGGATTGTGCAATCCGGGGTACGGCAAGTGTACTTTCCGCCCGCCGTCAATGTGAGCGGGAGTAACGAAGAAGCGACAGTTCACGAATGGTCATGGCTGAGGCCGACGACAACGCTACCCACCGTCGCAGACGACGGAGACTATGACCTTCCTGATGATTTCGGACGGTTGGTCGGAAAGTTCCACTACGCCGCGAATGTGCATAGGGCGGCGATTTATGTTGTGTCGGTAGGCGACTTGCTGGATATGCGGGCGCATTATGACCAGAATGACGCCCCGCGATACGTCGCAATCCGCTACAAGGCGTCTACCGGAGTGTCCGGACAAAGGCAGGAAGCTCTCTTTTGGCCTGAACCGGATGCTGTTTATACGCTCTCCTACGAATACGAGGCGTATACCGGAGTGCTGTCTGACACGTACCCGTACCCGCTTGGCGGGATGCAACTCGCGGAGTTGTACATCGAATCGTGCCTTTCCATCGCCGAACAACGACCAAACGACGAAATCGGCATTCACACGGCTAAGTTTCAATTACTCCTCGCGGCTGCCGTGTACCGCGATATGCAACGAGGGGCGAGAAATTTCGGGCAAATGGGGCATAAAGAGAGGTACAAAGAACGGATTTGTCGCGGGTACACGGGAACCACGTACCCGATCACCTATCACGGAGTGGACCTGTAATGATTAGTGGGCGCTGGGAAGCTGACGATTACGTGGATGCAGAGATAATCCCGGCAGACGGATACCGAGATATCTTGACGATTCAGCTTCACAGCGCGAAGGGGTGCGTGTACTTGGGATTCGGCGCTGCCGCCGTCGTGGATGAATCGCTACTTGTTGTAGAGCCTGGCGATTCGGTAACTATCCGTGGGCATCTTGCGCGTCAGTCAGTGCATGCCCTTGGCTCCTTGTCGTATGGGGCCTATCAGGAAGGCGACTTGTCCCTAAATATTCAGGATGGAGGACCGTAATGATTTCCGGAACGTGGGATGCAACTGCCGCGAGCGTTGAGATAGTCGCGGCCGACCACTACAGGGATTCGCTGACGATTCAGCTTCAGAATACAACCCAAGTCTATCTTGGGTTCGGAGCCGCCGCTGTCGCCGGGTCTTCGCTGACGCTGATTACGACAGGAGATTCCATTACGGTTCGCGGCCACCTCGCTCGGCAGGCCGTATACGCGATTGGAAACGGAGCTTCCGGGGCGTATCAGGAAGGAAACGTCGTCTGCGACTTGTAATCAACCGCTGGCTTTCGCCGGCAGCACTCAATCATCTTGTAAAAGGGTAACAACGTGATTTCTCGAATTGCTTCTCTTCTCCGCATGCAGGTTCCTGATCCCACAGAAGGCGGTCTGCTTTTGGCTCATGGCGCTTCCGTTCCCGCTGACGCCACCTACGGCTACAAGACCGGGTGCATCTTCATTCACACTGACGGCGGCAATGGCACTTCGCTATACGTCAACGAAGGCACTCTCGCTTCATGCAATTTCAACGCGCTCGAAGGAGCCGGCAATGTCCAATTGACGGACCTGTCGGATGTCGGGACTACCAGCCACGGCGCAGGAAAGATTCTCGTTGCAGACGGGAGCAACTATCAGTCGGTTGCCGTAACTGGCGACGTATCTCTCGCGTCCGGTGGTGGCGTGACGATCCAGACCGGCGCTGTCGAAGATTCGATGATTGAAGGGCTAGCCGCTGGTCAATTCATCATCGGCGTTGACGGAACGGCAGCGAATAACGCCAAGGTCACGATGGGCGGTCATGCGACGATGAATGGGACTGGCGCGGTCACGCTGGCCACCGTCTCGAAGACGTATGCGATCCCTCTGACTAACCTCCGCAAGTCTGCGCTTGGAAAAGACGCGCTCGGGGACGCTCCGGACGCTACCGATCTCGGGCTGGCCGATGCCATTGGTTCGCCGGTAGTCGGGACTACCACGAACGGCGGAAGCACGGCCACTGCGACGGAAAAGTGCTCTTTCGATTTCGCCGTTCCTCCCGATTACGTCGCCGGCAACGATTTGACCGTGCGAATCAACGCACTGGTCAGCGCGGCGCGTAACGCGGCGAGCCCGCTGGATGTCGTCGCAAAACTCATTAAGGCAGGTGCGCTTGACGCAACCGATCTGTGTACGACCAGCGCAATCGACATGAAGGACGTTACGACAGCGGCCGACGAAAATTTCGCCATTGACAACGATGCCGCTGGTGACGTTCTCGCGCCCGGAAGCGTACTGCACGTCGAGATTTCATTCAAGACGGATGACACTGCCGCGACAAACGACGGCTACGCCAAGATTAACGCCGTTACGGTGCTCGTTCCCTGCTATCGGTAAGGGGATGGCATGGCAAAGCATCGTCGCATCAATGTGCAGTTTCCGCTAGGCGGGCTCAATCGCCGAGGCGCGTACAAACAGCAACCGCCGTACACCACGACGGATTGTCTGAATGTACGTGCATCAGCGACCATTGAGGGCCGCGAGCGCGGCGGCAGCCGTCCAGGGCTCATTGCATCTCACATCACGGACATAGGCAGCAATGTCAGGATGCTTGAGCCTATGACGCTGGCGCTTGGCGACGGCTTCACGGCCTGGTCTGACACGTTTAGCGGGCTGTCGATGGCTACCGCATGGACGATGGCTTCGTGGGCGACTCATATGCCGAGTATCCTGGCTCCTGCCTTGGCCAGCGTCGATACCACCATCGCAGAAGGTGAAGCGGTTCTAAGCGCGCTGACGATCGACGCGACGAAGGATTACGCAGTCGAAGTGTTTTTGGCTCCGTGGTGCGGGGCCTACCACGGGGACTACCGCCTCTATCTGCGTCTCGACGACACCACCCCAGACGCGACGGCCGACGGCGCAATCGTCGAGCTTGTCATGACTGGTTCGACAGGCGCGTACAGCGGAACGCTCGTCTCTATGGTTGGTGGCGTTGCGACGACGTACAACCTTACGGCCGGAACGCTTAGTGTAGCCCGTCCAGGATGGCTCACAGCCAAGGTCAGCGGGAACACGATAACGGTATACTGGTGCGGGGTGACGCTGATTTCGCAGGTCGTGGCCGCACACACCGGGAAGCGCGTCGGGTTCGGGATGGAATGCACGGTCGCAGACGGCCTCTGCTTAGCGAACGTGTTTCGTGCGCAGTATTACTCCACGGGTTCGGTCGATTCGCTGAGGTCTGTCCTCATCGCGTCGGCTGGCGGACACGTATACAAAGAGCAATTCTACGGAACGCTCGTTCAGGTAACGTCTGACCTCACTGTACGCGGCGATGTTTCGCTGTCAGCGGCGCAGAGCGGTCAGAAACTCTACATCGCAGACTACGGGAATCTTCGATCTACCGGCACTGACGGAACGGTAGCGGCGACACTGTTGACTGCCGCTGGAGTCGCCGACTGGACTACGCTAGGGATAGACGCTCACGACGATGTAGTTGTCGTCTCTAACCCGCTGGGAACCGCTGTTGCCGGCACGTACAAGATAGTTTCCGTTGCGGCGGGTGGAGTAACCCTTTCCGCAGACGCCGGCGCTGGTACGTGCGCATACAGGATCGAGCGCGCTCCGAAGGTATACGACCCAGCGGCCGGGACTATCTCCATCTTCACGGCTACGACGGGGCAAGTCCCTACTGGATGCCCTCTCATCTGCCGGTATCTTGACAGAATCATCGTAGCCGGCGCTGAGATTGCTCCGCACGTCTGGTACATGAGCAGACAGGGCACTCCGGAAGATTGGGACTACTCGCAGACCGACAGCCAGCGTGCCGTTGCCGGAACGTCGAGCGAGGCCGGTGTGCCTGGGGATGCCATTACCGCCCTCATCCCACACTCCGACGACTACCTTATTATTGCTTGCCGAAACTCGCTGTGGCGACTGAGGGGAGATCCGGCGTATGGTGGAAGTCTCGACTCTCTTAGTAGAACTATTGGAATCGTTGGACCTAGAGCCTGGTGTCTTGGGCCGGCTGGTGAATTGGTTTTCCTTTCTTTAGACGGCCTGTACTCGCTTCCACCAGGCGGGGATTCGGTTCCGATTTCTCTTTCCAGGGAGATCCTCCCGCAAGAATTCCTGAACCTGAACCCGTCTTCCGTAACGGCGCTATTGGAATACGACGTGCATGGGCGCGGCGTACACATCTATCTAACTCCGGAAACGTCGAACGCGCGTCTGCACTGGTGGCTTGACTGGGAACGCAAGACGTTCTGGCCGGTGTCGCTTTACGCCGATCATGAGCCGACTGCTACGTGCGCGCTGCAATCGACAGCCATTGAGGATTCCGCCGTCATTCTAGGCGGTAGAGACGGGATTCTGCGCCGTCTTAGCGACCTGGCTGAAAACGATTGCGGCCAGACGTATACGACCTACGCGATTCTTGGTCCGATCCCAATTGCCCCAGACTCGTCAGTTGGAACGATGCTCTCGATTGACGCAGTTATGGCAGAGGAAAGCGGGCCTGTGAATTGGGAGCTTCGCGCGTCGAATACGTTTGAGGGCGCTACCAGCGCAACGGCTTGCGAGACGGGCCAATGGATTGCCGGCTTGAATGCGACCGATCATCCAGCGGGGCGCGGTCAGGCGTGCGCGTTCAAACTCTCGGTGTCCACCGGCAGGCGATGGGCTATGGAGAGTATCGTTGCGTCGGTGCGCGACAGCGGAAGACGGAGGATTGAGTGACCGTAAGACCTCCGCACCCGCATTCGGAAACCGAGATACGCCGCGCGCTACAGCGGCTTAGCGTCGATTCTGACGACCAGTCGTCAGCCATTCTGGTGCTGCAATCGGATGTCGATGACTTAGAGACTGACGTGTCGGCCATCGACATTCGCGTTGACGTGTTGGAGGCTGCATCCGACGGCCGATGCGAAGCGGAAGCGGCCGAAGTGATTGCGGCCGGCATTCCGGTATACGGCGTTGCCGGGCTTGCAAACGTCGGCTTGGCGCGTGCTGACACTGCGGCCAAGGCGAGGGTTGCCGGCCTGGCTGTCCAAGCTGCCGGAGTAGGCTTCACCTGCGTCTACGCGGCTGGTGGCCGCGTCACGCTCGCCGATTGGACAGCGGTAGCCGGCGCGGCCGCCTTGTCTCCGTCGTCTACGTATTACCTTGGCGCTACGGGAGGGATTACCACTGTCGCTACTACGACTGTAGGTCAATCAGTTACGGAGATCGGATACGCCGAAGATGGAACGACACTGATTCTGAATATCAAGCGACCTGTTTTACTCTAGGAGCTTTTCTATGGGACTCAAGAAGCCACTCGTAATCACCAGCGGGCAAATTCAGCAACTTCAGGCAGGCGACACACTTGATGCCGTGTGCGCTGAGGTCGATGTTGTCGTGTCAACGAACGCAAACGTCGGCGCTGTCGTCATCGGTACGTCAGTGTACCCTTCAGCGGCCGGTGCAGTCGATAAGGCCCAAGCCGACGCCGTTGGGACCGTCGAAGTGCTCGGGCTCGTTCAGGCTACGTCTATTGCCGCCTCGGAGAGCGGAAATATCCAGACCGATGGTATTCTTGCGGCTACGACTGGCCAATGGGACGCGGTTGCTGGGACCACCGGGGGACTGACTGCGGGCACGGTGTACTATCTCGATCCTGATACGGCTGGGAAGATCACTGCAACCGCTCCGACGACGGCAGGGGACTTCGTCGTTCGCATTGGCAAGGCGATCAGCACGACGGAGTTGGAAATCAGTATTAGCCAGCCGATCAAGTTGTAGGTCTCGCCATGGCGAACAGAAAGCCGCTTGTTGTCAATTCCGGTGGCGTCGAGCAATCGCAGGCTGGCGATACTGTCGATATTGCATCGCTCGACAACAAGAAGGTGCTTTTCGGGACTGGCTTAGACGCTTCTATCTACTATGACGGAACGAACTTGATCGTGAATCCTAGGGAAGTCGGGAGCGGATATCTCAGCGTACTTGGAAGCGTGTATTGCGCTAACAACATTGCTGTAGGTACATCGGTGAACACAAGCGTTGGCGCGTATATCAAGCCCGGAACCTACACGACGGGCGGGGATAAATGGGCGTGCGCTGGTGAAGTCACGGTAGATACGGGTTGGGATTCTGGGTGGAACTACGGATTTCAGGGAATCGGGAATGCGACTGGAACGGCAGGGCATGCGACAGCACGAATAATCGGCATGTCAGGCCGTGGATACGTCAAGGGCTCGGGTGCAATCCAGTATTGCATCGGGGTCATGTCAGAATGCTATTTTTTAAGCACTGCAACGTCAACCGTTGCGTGGGGCGTGAACTTCCTTGCTCCGGGAATGACGCAGGCCGGAGGTGCTTCGAGCGCGACACTCCAGAATTGTGCAGGTCTGTACATTGCTGCGATGGCGTTTGGCACCGCTCGGTATGGAGTTTATCAGGCCGGATACGACAAGAATGTATTTGGAGGTCATGTTTGCCACTCGACGGATTTGACGAAGGCGTACTTCGGTGCGGCTAACGATGCGTCCATTGTCTACGACGGCACGAACTTTGTTATCAATCCAAAAGAGGTTGGTGCTGGTATTCTTGACGTGGCTGGAACGATTCAGACTGACGGATACAACGCCGCTGACGGAACGGCTGGCGCAAGCGCTACCGTCACAGTCGCCGATGCCGAAGGCGACTCGCAAGCGATCACGTTCAAGAACGGACTGTACACGGGCGTAAGCGAAACGGTAAGCAGGAAGCGCTCGTTCATTCTGTATAACACCACCACCGACGACACGATAACGGAGTTATTCCTTGACGGCTCGTCCAGCCGATTGACGATTGCCGAAGGCGTGACGTGGTTTTTTTCCGTGCGATTGATTGGCCGGCAGACGAACGGCGACTACACGACTGGCGGATCGTTTTGGACTGGTATCTTGACGCGCGATTCTGGAGGAAGCGCCTCAATGCCGAATAATGCCCAGTTATCAAATTGCCTGAATGATTTCGGCTGGGACTGGGATATTAAGGCGGATACCACGAATCAGTCGCTTCTAATAACTGTCCAAGGCGGCGCGACGGATACCGTGAAGTGGGTCGCTGACGTTGAACTGGTAATCGTTTCGTAGGTGATTCATGGCCGGCGCATACGTCGCAAAACCTGTCGTCGTTACCCCGGTGGTCGTTCCTCCCGGCTGGGAGCCTGATTGGCCGTTTCCGGGTCCGTACCCGCCAGGATATAGCCCCGCGCACTCGTTAGGTATTTCCGCATCAGAGTCAATGGCTTACGACGCTGCGGTGTCAGCTAGCGCGACATTGTACGATCATGTGACGTACAGAACGAACCAGCCCGTCGGAAGCGTTCTGTCGTGGTCGGCGACAGTCGATGGCGCTATCATTCCAATTAGAATAGCCGGAACGGAAGAATACGGTGCTAGTGCCGTATCCGTATATTCGAGTAGCGGTGGATTCTGGGGCGCTGCACCGTTGTTGGAGCTTCAACTTACCGAGGAGCACGAAGGAAAGATCGTTGTGCTGCTAGTATCTAGCGTAGTCAGTGGAGTCGCTATCAGCGACACAACGAATATATCCGTCGGTGTGCTCACTATTGAAGTTGATATTGAGTGGGCGACCGTAGAGGTAACAGCTTACGCTGTTGCCGCAAGTACTGACTTCGATTCAGGGTACGACGGAACTGTTTCCTCGGTTCTGCTTGATGGAATGAGATACAACCATGCGTTATCATGGAACGCAACGGTTGAGTGCGACTTTGAGGAAAGCAGTCTGCACGCTGAATACACCGGATTTCCTGCGGGCACGCTAAGTATTAGTTTGCTTACAGGAATTGAAGGAGGCGGTTCATTAGCTGCGATGTATACGATAACGTCCAAGATTGGGGAATTTGTTATTGATTCCGCTGAATGTATATTGGGCGTTGCAGGCGACGAGACAGCAGCTAAGACCCCATGGCTCACTGTTGATTGCGAAACTGGTGAAATCACTGTAATTGATCCATAGAAGGAGCGCTGTCATGGCTTTCTCGAAGAATTTCTTCCCGTCCACGAACGAGTGGAGCGGACTCCAGAGTACGCAATACAAGTCGCCGAGTTCTGACGTGCTCGGCGGTCTCCAGTCGCTTGTCAGTAACTACAATCAGGCATACGGCGCTGCGAAGTCTGCCAATGAGGCGCGGTATCAGCAGATGCTTGACATCGCGAATCAGACAACTCAGCAACGCGCTGCGGACATTCGCACTTCCTACGGCGAGCAATCGTCAAACATCATGCAGCAACTTGCGCGGCTCGGAATGGCGAATACGACTGTTGCACCTACGATGCAGCAAGGCGTTGAGAGAGAGCAACAGTCTTCGCTGAATCGCCTGGCTGACGAGATGCAGCAGACGAAGCTCGGAATCATTGAGCGAAGACAGGACGCCTACCCCGACCTCTCGTCCATTCAGTCGATCATCGCCGGGGTTGGCTCGCAGTATGGCGGGGGCCAAGGATTGTCTTCCATGCTTCAGGCACTCGCGGGGTTAAGGAGCTAGTACATGCCAATCAATGTAGAACATGGCGGTCAAGCGGGGCCTGTCGCGGGCCAGATCATAGCGCAGTCCGGACAAGCAAACTTGAATCGGCAGCAACAAGAAGCGGAGCTTTCGCAACGGTTGCGACAACAGCGCGCGCTGCAATTAGCAGACATCGACGCGCGGGCTGATTTGCAGAGGCAGGCTGCCGATGAGGCGATGGCGCGAACGGCGTTGCAGCACGGTTTGGACGGTCAGATCAAGGAAGAAGAGTTTGACCGCACCATAAAGCAAATGCAAGAGCAGGCGCGCGTCCAGGCGCAGCAGTGGGAGTATCAGTACACGGCCCAACAGCGCCAGGAAATCGCGCGATTCAACGCCGCTCGCCAGACAATTACGGGAAGCGATTCCTTCTCTCCTGAAGAGAAAGAGCAGGCGCTTCGGATGGTGGACATGGAACAGGCGAATATCAAGCCTGCCATGATGCCTCGCGACCCGTCGAAACCGATCTACCCCGACGGGAGAGGAGTCGGAGAGTCTTGGATTGCCGATGACGGCTCCACTCTGGCGCGAGAGGCTGACGGCAATGTCAAGCTGATTCAGCGCTACGATCAGGGCCCAAAGGCGCAGCAGGCGAAGCTGCAAATGGAAAATCAAAAGATCCAGTTGCAGGCGCAGCAGAAGCGCGAAGAGAAGTTGCTCGATTTGCGTCTCAAGTTGGCCACTGAAGATGTTGAGCAGCTTGGCGCTGATGGGAAGACGACGTATCGCATGCGCAGTTCCAAGGAGGTTGACGAGATCATGCGAACCGTTCTTGGTGGCGGTCAGCAGCAGCAGCAGCAACAAGAAGTCGCCTGGTGGGATCGGCCGGAGAATGCCGCGCTGAAGGCTACGGATTCCGACAAGGATCTTCCTCCGCAAGTCGGATACGCGCAAGCATATCTGCGACAGATGAATGCGCGGTATGGCGGAATCGAAAATGTTCCTCCGGACTTCCAGCAGGCTTACATCGGCGCAGCTAGCGTCTTGAAGCAATACACAACAGGAGGTCAGTAATGCCTCTTGACCCGCAAGTTCTCGCGTCGATTGCAAATGTTCCGCAGCCTGAAGCGCCGAAGCTCGATGCGCAAGTTCTGGATTCTGTGAACAAAACAGAAGGCACTATCGAGCGCAGGCGGCAATACCTTCGAGACAAGTACGTCTGGGGGCTTGTAGCGCCGCTGACGGGAACGAGAACGACTTACTCGAAACGCGCGATCCAGGAAGTTACCGACCCTATCGAGCGGCAATGGCTCGTGGAAGAAGTCGCCCGCGTTGCGCGGATGCAAGAATGGGCGCAGCGTAAGGCGTATGGGGAGTCGGGCTATGCTGGTCGATTCGCGAAGAACCTCCAGAAAGTCGGCGGCTCATTCGCCGAGGCGGGAACCGGAATGCTTGAGGCGGCTTCCGGTCTGAGGGATTGGGCGCAAGGCAAGGGGAGGTCTGCCGAGGATGTACGGTTCCTGGATGCCATCGAATCCGCGAAGCAAGCCGAGAACCCGTACATCCCCAAGGAAATGGTCCTGGCAGGGAAGGCGGCTACCGGGGCGGCTGGCATGGCCCCGGACCTGGCTGCCGGGCTTCTGGCCAACGTCGCGGGTGGCCCTGCCGGCATGGCGGGATACTGGACGGCCAGGCAGACGCCGGAACGTCGCGAGGGGTATCTTGCTCTCGGGCTTGGCCCGACAGCCGCCTCGCTGGCCGGGGTTGCTACTGCCGGCGCTGAGGCAGGAATCGAGCTTCTGAACATTGACCCAACGGGATTGACCAAGCCGGTTGCTGCGCCAGTCAAGGGTGCGCTGCGCCGAGGACTGGTAAAAGCGGCTGAGAAGATCGGCGGGAAGGCGCTGAAGTCATTCGCGAAGCATCCTGTCGCCCGTCGCGCAGTTGGCGCTGGGGTGGAAGCCTTGAAGCGTACAGGGCTCGAAACTGCCGAAGAGGGATTGCAGGGTCTCGTTCAGGAGGGCGGAAAGTATCTCGCCGGCAAGGCGACCGATTCCCCTATCGCCCCGGCCGCTACCGAGGTCTTCACTGAGGCGTACAACCAGATGGCGCAGGCAGCGCCAGGGGTTGCCGTCCTCGGTGGCGTCGGCGGTGTTGCGAAGGCCGGAGAGGCTGTCAGCCGCTACAAGAAGTTTGCTGCCGGCGCGAAGCGATCTAAGATCGAGGCAGATATCATCCAGTACGCGCAGGAGGATAAGGCACCATCCCGCGCGAAGTGGCAAGCGTGGGGGCTGCCTTCCGAGGAGGGTAAGTCCGTCCAGCAGCGGAAAGATGCTGTACAGCGGTTGGCATCGCAGTATCAGGCGATTGAGCAAATACGAACGGCCGTTTCTGGTGTGACTCCGACCGAGGAGCAATGGAAGCAATGGGGATTCCCTGCCGAAGAGGGGAAGACCGAGGAGCAGAGACGCGAGTATCTGTCTCGTTCCATACAGCCCCAGCAGCCAGCGCAGGAGCCCGCTACGCCGCCTTCTGCGGCCGGCGAGCCTAACGTCGCAGCCGGGCAAATGCCGCCGCTTGGCGAATCTGAGGCGATCCAGGAGGGACTTCAGGCGGCACAAGGCATGGCCCCGTCTCGGCATGACTTCCCTGTGGAAATGGAGGGGACCGGAGAGCAGATCGGCGGGCGCGAGGTCGTTCGGCAGATTGAGCAGATATGGGGTATCCCCATCAGATCGGGACGGATGGGGACTGGTAAAGGAACGCGAGGCATCTACAAACTGAAGAGCCACGTCAGTCGGCTCGCAAAAGGTGAGGAGTCGTCTGCCGCTGTCGCTGTCCATGAAGTTATAGGGCACCACCTGGACAACACGACGGATGTTCGTAAGAGCGCGCCGGCTGAGGTCCAGAACGAATTAGGACACCTGGACTACGATGAAGAGAAGGCCCGCAATAGCGAAGGGTTCGCTGAGTTTCTTCGCGCCTACATGACTGGCGCTACCGAGAGATTCAAGCAGGGTATCGACTTGAAGGTGGAAGCGCCTAACTTCCTGGCGCACTTCGAGCAATGGCTTGACAAACATCAGGAAGTCAAAGCGAAGATTGAGGCAAGTCGGAAACCGCTTGAAGCATTCAAGAAGGCCGGCGCTGTCGGGCGAGTGAAAGGGCAGATCAGCGATACTGGCATCGACAAGACGGCTGTTCCACCAATCATGGAGCGTGTAAACGAGTGGAAGGAATTCTTCTACACGAAAATAAAGGAAGAAGGTCGTCCGATAAAGCGGTTTACTGATGAGGCGCGGAAGCGGGGATACGACCCCGGAGGAGATGCGACTCCCTTCGAGGCGTTCAACGCGCTTCGCCAGATCGGGCCGCACTTCGCGGCGAATGCCATTGAAAACGGAGTCTTTCGGCTTACCGGGAACATGGAGAAGATCGGCCCGTCGCTGTCTGAGGCATTGGACGGCATCGGAGTCGGGGATGACTATATCAATTTCATTGCGTGGGCTTACGCTCGCCACGCAATCGAATCCTGGAGTAAAGGCAAAAATCCTGGCGTCACACTTGATGACGCGCAGGAAGTGTACAAGCGCCTCTACGACCCAAGATACGAAGCTGCCGCCGACAAGGTAACTGCGTTCAATAACGCGCTGATTGAAGTCCTCGTCGATGTAGGCGCGATCGGAAGGGAAGACGCGGATAAGATCCTCGCGCAGTACGAGCACTACTTGCCGCTTGAGCGCGCGAAGGAAGGCACTCGCGGTGGCGGCGGTCGGAAGATGGTTGACCTGTCTGCCGCAATCAAAGGCCGTCGCGGGAGTGGGCTTCAGATCATTGATCCCATGGAGTCTACCCTAGCGCGGGCGATCAGGCTGTACGAGCGCGCCGCAAAGCAGGTTGTCGTAAACAAGCTGGTTGAGGTCAGCCAGGGCGTAAAAGGTTTGGGTGGATGGATTGAAGCCGTTCCGACAAAGGTACTGGCGACTACCTTCGGAATCGACGAAATCAAAGGGCAGCTTGCGTCAGCTATCGAAGACTCATTTGGGATCGACCCTAGCGATTTCCTGGACGCAATCGACCCGATGGCTGCCTTGACGGTCTGGCGACCGGACCTAGCGAAGGTCCACGGACAGCCGATTGTTCGCGTTACGATAGACGGCAAGGCGAAGTTCTTTCAGTTGCGCCCTGAGTTGGCTGAAGCGCTTGGCGGTCTTGAAACGCTTCAGAATCTCGGCATCGCAACAGAGATTGCCAAACACTTTTGCGGAACCCTGAAGATTGGGGCGACGAGATTCAACCCTGACTTCATCCTGTCGAATGCGTTTCGCGATTTCCAGACCTTCCTGATGCAAGGCGAGAAGGGGCTGAAGGGCGCATTTGACCCGGCGAGGTACGCGACGGCATACGTGGTTTCGGAGATGCGCCGCGCTTCCGGCGAAAAAGGCGTTCCGGTTGTCGAGATGTTTCAGCGCATGGGCGGCGAGCTTTCCACTTACACCGGCTTGGATCGCAACCGACTGCGGGCAGGAGTGAGGAGAGCGCTGTCCAAGAAGCAAGGTAAACTGGCGACTGCGTTGAACATTGCAGGTACGCCGGAGGTTGCTTCGCGCTTGGCTGAGTTTGCCTCCGTGCTTCAAAGGGAGGGGTGGCTTGCTGAAGTGGAGGCAGGCAAGACGCCTCCGATGCCTGTCTTAATTCGCGCGATCAGCGCAGCGCATGACGTGACTGTGGACTTCCGCCGCATGGGATCGTGGGGTCGCTATCTAAACTACTGGGTGCCATTCATCAATGCGAGACTTGAGGGTTTAGACAAGTTTGTCCGGACATTCAAGGATCACCCGGAACGGTCGCTGTACCGCGTGACGCAGCTTTCGCTGCTTGGGATGCTGTACTGGTGGTTCAGGCATAAAGACGACGATTACCGCGAACGGCCTGAGTGGCAAGATCAATTCTTCGTATTTACCGACACGGACGGCAAGCCAACATATCGGATTCCGAAGTCTCAGGAATGGGGAGCGCTGGAAAGTGGCGTGGAGCGTATGCTCGACGCATTGTACGATAAAGACCCTGCTGCGATGGAGCGGTGGGGCAAGCAGGTATTTCAGGCCGTCACGCCTGGTATATATCCGGCTGGAATTACTCCGCTATTTGAGACGATGTTTAATTACGACCTGAACAGACAGCGGCCGGTAGTGTCTGTAGCCCTACAGAAATTCGAGAACCCGGACCAGTATTACGAATCTACGTCCGGTCTTGTGAAGAGTGTTACGAAATTCTTGCACGAGTATAGCGGCGGAAGAATCAGCTTGAGCCCAGCGAAAATCGACCACCTTGTGAACGGGTTTACTGGCAGCTTGTATCGCAAGGTCACAGAGCCAATCGAAAAGGCCATCAGTGGCGAGTCATGGTCGATTAGCGATGTGCCTGGATTAAAGGGCGTCACTCTAAAAAAGGATTACTCCAAGAGTGTTGACGACTTATACCGCGAGGAAGAGTCGCTTAGCAAGGCGCATGAGTCGGCGAAACTGCGAGGCAAGCCAGACAAGAGTGAACAGCGGTTACGAACTCTCCAGAGCGTAACCGCGCTGATGACTGAAATGCGGGGGTCGGTTGAGGAACTATCCGGAAAAGATCGGGACTCGGCGGGGCTGGCGATAATCGGTCTCGCGCGTGCTGCTCTCGGCAAGGAACTGCTCGCTCGCTACCCAAACCCTATCGCTAACCCTGACTCACTTCCCGACCCCGTCAGGCAGGTGGTCATGGATCATATCGCCAAGCGGGCGTCAACGGCATCGCACAAGGGCCGCCGCTCGCAGGGTGACGCAGACGCGGCTGCGTCGTATCTGACAGACCTTGGCGTTCAGGGTGAGAGTGTCGGGCAGGCCGTGTATCGCAGGCTGCGTTCGCAGGGAATCAGGTCTGAGGTGGCAAGAGAACGGGCTGAGTGGGTAGAAAAACGCCTGCGTCAGTAACGGCCCTGTATACTGCAAGAATGCGACGTGCAGTTGCAATCCCAACAGATGTTAAGCCCGGAGATATCATCGGGTTCTCCGGGTTCTACCTGCACAGTGCGTTAGTCAACCTTGGATCTCTCGGGATACCGTTCTGGTCGATTAGCCATGTAGGGATTCTTGCACAAGCGCCAGATGGCAGGCTCCTCCTATGGGAGAGCAGCGAGGATGACAGTAGGTGCGAGATAACTGGGTTGACTGGGTCCGGAGTCAAGGCACATGATCTGACAAGCGTTGTCGAAGAGTATCGTGGTTCAGTATGGCACTACCCGCTGTATCGGCCGCTTTATTCGCATGAGAATAGCCGGCTGACTGCGTATCTCCTGTCTGTTCTTGATAAGCCGTATGACCAGATTGGCGCGGTTCGTTCTGGCGGGTTAGTGCTGTCTGTTATCGAGTCCTTCTTTCGCGAGCAGGATCTATCGTCGCTGTTTTGCTCTGAGACTGTCGCCGCTACATACGCTTACCTAGGTCTGTTTCAGACTGTGAACGCGAGCCGTTGGAGTCCTAACAGGCTCATGCGCCGATTGCGGCGGGCAGAGATTGTCGGAGCCCCCAGGAGAATCAAGTGAAGAGTGTAAGCATCGCGTTACTGTTGTTGGTCTGCGGTTGCAGCGTTCCTGACGAGCGACAGGTCGTTCTGACGAAAGAGCGGCCAATCGTCAACATCCCTCTCAGAATGCGCCAGTGGAATTGGGTCGGCAGCAGAGATGAGGGCTCATGCGTTCATGCCTCAATGATTTCGCTCCTGCGCTGGCAGGGTCGCTACCGAATGGCCGACTACTGGCGGCGAGCCTACGGCAACGGCGAATGGCCTGAAGACATGGCTGCCAAGTTCGACCGAGAGGGAGTTCGCTATGCCTATGTAGAGAACGGGGATGTTCGGTTCCTGGAGTGGGCCTGCCGAACTAGGCGCGGCTGCGGAATCACTATCCTAGGTGGCGAGCACATGGTTGCCCTTGTTCACCTAGACGACAAATGGGCCGCGATTCTCGACAACAACAGCGTTTCCAAGTTCATCTGGATTCCTCGCGAGACACTTATCGCGGAGTGGAAGGCCAGTTACGGGTGGGCGCTGGCCCCGGTGTATACGCCGGCCGCGCCGTTGCCTCAATAAGTCACTTCACCTTTTTCAGCGAGGGAACAAATGAATCGAGTCCTCTTGAGTGTCTGTCTGTTGCTTGCTGCGTTGTGGGCCGTTGCTCCGGCCTTCGCAGGGACCGCTTCGGCTAACGGTATGCTGACCGAGGATCGCGTCATCAGCCTGCCGCAAGATCAAGGTAAGTGGTATGTCAGCGTGGTTGGCAACGCTGGCGACTCTGCCTATCGCGGAGTTCTTCGGTGGTTCGACGAGAACAAAGACCTTTCTAGTCTGAAGAACAGGGTCCATTTCTGCCAAGTCGCCACCGGAACCGCAATCTTCCAGGACCGCTACGCTACCAACGTGTCTACGCTCCCCATGGTTCGTGTCCAGAAGCCCGACGGCACAGTCATCTACGAGGCGTCCGGGAAGAACATCCCTATGACGGCTGAAGGCTTGCACGGCGCAATCGCCAGCGATATCAACTCTGCGCAGGGAATCCGGCCGATCCTCCCTTGGCGGCGGTATATCGACAAGAGGCCGTGCCCTGGACCGTGCCCGCAACCGGGCCCCGACACTCAGCCAGTAGAGCCCGACCCGCCCCCGCAGCCCATCGACAACGGCGGAGCGCCGAATGTGGACGCCCCGAGTGCGGCGGCTGGCGCGTTGCTTGGAGCGGTTGGCATTACGGTCATCGCGTGCTGCGTAGCGCTTGTCGTCGCCGTTAGCGTCATTGTCGGCGCTGTTGCCGCATGGAAGAGGGGCAACCAGGGCTAGTTATTCTGCGCTGAGTCGCGTCCGTTTCTGTTTCGATTCACAAGTAACAACTGAGGTCACACATGATAGGGTACATCGTTGCTGCCGTTCTTGCTGTTGTCATTCTTGCGTTCCTCGGCTACAAGCTCGGCGTGTGGATCTTCTGTAAGGATGAGGAGATCGAAGATCGGCGGCGGTACGCAGCCAAGCTCGCGGCCATTCTGTCTGGCAAGGGCTTGAAGAAGATCCCCGACATTCTTATCGACTATTCCGTCGGCGACTACAGCGGCATGTACGAACACATGAAAGAAGCCGTTAGGATGTTCCTGGCAGGTGAACAGGCCGTGCTCGACGAATTCAATGCCATCTTCGACAGTTGCCTCGCATCCAAGTTGGCGACCGAGGAGGGCCGCGCCTACATCGCTGCGAAATTGGTGGACGCGACCAAAGAAGACGACGTGTCCGTAATCCAAGACGCGCCAAAGCCCGGCGTGGTGTAGGAGCCGGCGTGTTCCGTTAGGACTTCGAGCCCGGCTGCATTTGCGGCCGGGCTTCCTTTTTGTTGGAGATACGCATGCCCCGAAGACGTTCTGAATTCGCAGTCGATTTCCTCCCATGGTGCATCACTGCGTTCCTGCTTACAATCTTGGCCCTACTTGTCGTCGGATGTGAGGGCCCGATGCCGGCGAAGCCGTGCCCATGCAAGGTCCGCGTGCTAGCCTTCACGGCTTCCTGGTGCGAGCCATGCAGGCGCAACGTTCCGGCCCTTGCACAGATCAGGGCTTCCGGGGTGAACGTGCAGATCATCGACATCGACGAACGCCCGCAACTGGCGAAGCGGTACAACGTCGCTACTGTACCGATGTACATTGTCTACGTGTGCGGCGGTGCTGTGCGCACCCAGAATATCGTGATGGTTCAACGGCTGACAGCGAGGAGATAGCTATGCGAATCGCAGCCTACACCGTTCTCCTCGGTAGCTTCCTGTCTGGCGCTGCCGACTTCGTTCCCGATTCGCAAGTGCTACAAGGCAGCGCTCTCGCAATACTCGGTGGCACGATATGGTACATACTGACGCGCGCTTTCCCGGCACACCTAAAGGCGATCTCCGCTTCACGCGAGTCCTTCCTCCGCGCCTACGAGAAAGCGCAAGACGGCTTCCTGGATGCGCAGGAGGAAGCGCGGAAGGATTACAAGGAATCCCTCGATAGGGTTAGTCTGGCAATCGAGCGGGTAGGGGCGATCATCGACGGCTGCCGGCATCGCGGGTAGCGTTTACACGTCTTCCCTGCCAAGCCGTCCACTGGACGGCTTTTCTTTTGCGCCGTAGACTCCAGTATGAGCGGACTTCTCATTTCAAGGGCCATGACGTGCGCTACGGTCTTCGCGTTCGCCTTTGCAATCTGGCCGACGCCCTATACCTACCAGCGGGTAGCGCGGCCTTCTGCATAATCCAGGGGCGGCACGGTGGAAGAGGTCTGGAGGATCAATCGGCTGACGGGGCATGCCAGTATGGTTGTTCCTAGAGAATGCTCACAATAGGGGGTGTTGTAGCTACAACTGACGCATGGTTTTTTGCGTTAAAATAGGCAATTTACGGTAACTGGGCAATCTCCTAAATTCGATATAAGTCGTTGTGCAGTAACGCATTATAGTAAAGCTGGCGTGCAGTTGTGGCAGGTTCAAATCCTGTCCCCGCCACTTTCCTTAGCAGCCGCAAGGCTGCTTTTTTTATGGACTTACGGCGACAGCCGATCTGTCGCAAAAACGCCACTACAACTAATTGTACAACAGCCTGGCTGGACTATACTAGATGATATAGACCAAATGTCACCATTCGTTACTTGCTATGGATAAGTTGGTCGAACATTACAGAGAATGGAAGAAAGCACATCCAGAATTCCCGCTGACTGTGCATCCAGCCGGGCAATGGGCAAAACGTGTGCGCGGAAAGTTACATTACTTCGGGGCGCTCTCGAATCCTGACGGAGCCATGCGATTGTGGCTCGCCGAGAAGGACTACCTACTTATTGGGGAACAACCGCCAACGTGGATGGCTGGGCTTACCATGAAAGAGGTATGCGACCTATACGAAGCCGACGCCACAATCCGGCATAGTAGAGGCGAATTGTGTCGCACCTACTTCCGCGATTTGCGGCATGCCTGTAGATTCGTGTCAGGACACCCAATCGCGCGCCGGCTGGCTAAGGACGTGACGCCAGAGCATTTCGCGGCCCTACGGCAGGCGGTCGCCGATACTGGCCGTAACCTTCGGTCTCAGTCGAATCTCATTTGCAGTATCAGGGCGATTCTGAAGTGGGCACAAGATATGGGGCACATATCGCAAATGAACTTCGGCCCCCGGTTCGCACCTCCATCTTCGGATGCTATTGCGCGCGAGAGAGATCGCGACGGGTCAACTCGCTTCATCAGCAGGGAAGCGATCCTCGCGATGCTCGAAAAGTCCAGCCGGAAAATGAAGGCAATGATTCTGCTTGGGATCAATTGCGGGTTCTACGCCTCCGACTCGACGGCGCTTACCTTCGACAGGCTCCACCTGGACGGCACAATCCAGTACCACGACCTACCGCGCGTGAAGAACGGCCGACGTAGGGCGGCTGTCTTGTGGAGCGAGACCTCGGCGGCAATCCTGGATTATGCAGACGGTCGCAGAAGCGGGCCCGTCTTCTTGAATCAGCGCGGGGAGAAGTACGGCCCAAACGCGAGCGGGCACAGTTTACACGGTGCCTTCAGGAAACTCGCGGAAGACTCCGGAGCCGCGATTCCGGCCGGCGCGAACATGGGATCTTTGCGGCATACCTACGGAACCGTTGTCGATCTGTGCTCTGACCAGGCTGCGATTGATCTGACGATGGGGCACGTTGGCAAATCCGTGCAGAAGCGGGTGTACTCTCAGCTAAACCTAGATGAATTTCGACGTTTGCAGGCTGTTGCAAGCACCGTGCATGAATGGCTTTACTGCGAAAGCGGAAAAAAGTAAAAGATTTCTACTTGAATTTTATTAAACCCTCAATCATAGTGTAGAAATCACAAGTTTAGTATTCTGTGCGGAGATCACTATGAGTCGTCGAGATGGTAAAGCGCTGGATCAACTTCTGACAAACATTCGACTCCAGATGGCGCGACTGAATTGGAAGCAGAACAAGCTCGCGCGTGAATCTGGGATCTCTGCTGTCACCATCTGCCATTTACTGAACAAGCAAATCAAGCATCCGTCTCTCGCCACTATCAAGGCTCTCGCAAGGGCCATGAAGTGCAAAGAGAGCGATCTTACATCCGCCGACAATGACTAGCTTATCGTCGGCGTGATTCTCAAGTAATGCGGTAGTGTCGTCCGCATTCTGTGCTCGTGTTCAGCGAGCGCCGCTGAATACGGCAATCTCGTTCATTTGATACACCCAACAATCCTTCTGCGCTGAAACCCTGCGCTAAAGCCCTGCGCTATGATCGTGCTACTGACAGAACTCGAAGCGCAACAGGCAATCGACGCGATTGCGAATGGCGCTCGTCTGTCAAACGGCCTGGTGCAAGTCGATCTCCCATTCGGGCAGGCTCGGGCTCCAACAAAGCCCCAATTCAGCTTCAACGACTTATCCAAGACGGTGCATTGCGACAAGTGCAGCGCGCGCCTGTCTGCGATCCAATTCGCGCTGTTGAAGCATGTCGCCGATCATGGCCGGTCGAGCTTCGAGTCGCTTCAGGACGCAGTATGGCACGAGGAAATCTCCGACGGTGCAATCCGCTCTGCGTGCTCGAAAGTAAATGCGCGGCTAATGAAGCATGGATTCACTCAAGAGCTTCAGGCGCATCGTGGGCACGTTTCGCTCGAAACAATGTGTTGATTCCATTTGCACCGAAAACGGTGCGCTGCGCACCGCGCTCTGTGTTAGGGTGGGTTGTGACGATTGAAATTCATGTTCGCTGGAGTGTGGCATGCAACTTTACACCGTAGAGCAAGTGGCAGAGAAGCTACAAATCACGAAGCGCTCTGTCGCCTCGCTGGAAAAGCGAGGGCAACTTGCGGCTATCGACGTAAGCACGTCTGCCTCTGGCCGGAAGCCGCGCCGGCGAATCTCAGAGGCAGACCTGCAAGTCTTTCTGGAAGCGCGGCGCTACGCTCCGCTACCACCCCGCGCGATTGCCGCCAGACGGCGCATGCGCACCTTGTTGCGTCAACCTAAGTCAGAGGAGAAATCCGAGTAATGAACCGCAGGGTATGTATCGTCACTGAAGAAGGCGACGAAATCTTCATTGGCACCGTGGCCGAATTCGTCGAAGGGAGGACTGCGAGAAACTCGGCTCCCGGCGATGCACCGGATGCAATCCCGGTCGCTTCCGTCATTGCCGACATTGTTGCTGGCCTGTTCTTCGATCCGGAGCTAGGCGAGCAATCCACCTTTACAGTCCAACTCAGATAGGAGCGCCATGAAAGACTCGGAATTCAAGCCAGCCGTTGTATTACTTTCTATTCCGCAAATCGCCGATGTTCTGTCCGTATCTCAGCGGACTCTTTTTCGCTTGATGAAGTCGCCTACGTTCCCGCGGCCGGTTCGTTTGGGCGACGGCAATCGCGGAACGATTCGCTTTTGGCAAAAGGAAATCCTCGACTGGATCGAGTCCAGTCGCCAGCGGAACGAACAACAGTGAACCGGAGGACACAGATGGCATACGACCTCAGCGCAATCTCTAGCGAGGCAAGGCTTCAGGCCCCTCGAATCATCTTGTTGGGCGTCGAAAAGATCGGCAAGACGACCTTCGCGGCCGGTGCGGATTCTCCGATTCTCATACCGATCAAGGGCGAAGAGGGCGCGGATGCCTTGTCCGTCGCAAAGACGCCTACGTGCAACTCTTTTGCTGACGTTCTCGGCTGGTTGTACTCGATCTACGAAGCGCCGAATCAGTACGGAACGATCATCCTGGATTCCGCCAGCGCCCTTGAGCCGCTCGTATGGGCAGACACTTGCCAACGCAACGGGGACGTGGCAAGTATCGAGAAGGTCGGCGGCGGCTACGGGAAGGGGTACACTGAATCGCTCTACAGTTGGCGCAAGATAACCGAAGCACTGGACGCAATGCGAAGCGTCAAGGGAATGGCTTCAATCGTCATCGGTCACGTCAAGGTTAAGCGATTCGACGACCCGGCCGGCGACAGCTACGACCAGTATCAATTCGATGTCAATGACAAGGCCGCCAATCTCCTCTTCCGGTGGGCCGACGCAATCCTGTTCTGCAATACGAAAGTCGTAGTGCGCAAGGAAGATGTCGGCTTCAAGAAAGAGAAGCATCGCGGAATTGACATCGCGGAAGGCCAGCGATTTCTGTATACGCAAAAGCGGCCGGCGCATCCAGGCGGCGGGAGGGGCGTCTACGGCCGGCTGCCGTATGAGTTGCCGCTTAATTGGACGGCGTTCCGCGATGCTGTCTCGGCAGCGTCAGCTTGTGTGTGACAATTCTCTTCTCTGTTCTTTGAAATGAGGTGTTCATGAGCAACGGCGACTTATTCAATCTCTTTGGCCAGAATGCGTTCGACCCGACGGCCGTAGAGCCGCAGTCTGACTTCGAGGTCATCCCCCCATCGAAGGTGCCCGTGCTGGTCGAGTCGGCAGAGGTGAAGGCGACGAAGGCCGGGACCGGCTACTTCCTCAAGCTGACGCTGTCTATCATCGACGGGCCCTACAAGGGGAGGAAACTCTTCGACAACATCAACCTCCAGAATCCGAGTGCGCAATGCGTTGAAATCGGCCTGCGCCAGTTGTCGGCGCTCGGACAGGCCATCGGCGTTCAGGCGATCTCGGACAGCAGCCAGCTTGTCAACAAGACGTGCATCGCGCATGTGAAGGTGAAGGACGACCAGAACTACGTCCGCACCTATTCCTCTACCGCCGCCGCTGTAAACGCTCCCCAGCAGCCACCGTCTGCCCCGGCGCAGGCTCAAGGTGCCCCAGCGGGCCAACAGGTGAACCCGGCTCCTGCGCCGCAACCGACGCAGCAGAAGCCGCCGTGGGCCCGCTAAGCGATTGCGCTCATGCCTACAAGGACGTGGGCAAAGCGCGCTCTCTTCACGTCGCGAGATAGGAAGGACAAGCTATCGCGACAACCATTCCGAAAAGAGAGCCGCTTTGTTCACGCCCTTCACAACGAGGTTATTCGATGGACGAACAAACAGCAAGTCAATTATTGTTCCTAGCGAGAGACCTTGCCAACGCAAAGGCGGCTGAGGACTGCGCGAAGGCCGCAAGGATAGCAGTCGAAGAGAAGATTGCCGGCCTAGTTCCAGGGCCGGAGAAGGGCCAGAAGACAGTAACGCTCCCGGACAAGAGCAAGATCACTGTCGAGCGAGGCTTTAACTACAAGGCAGACCTTGTCGAGATTGAGAAAGTCTTCGCCTCCGAGGGCGAGAGCCGGTACGCGCCGATCAAGGTCAAGACGACTCGCGAGTTGGACGTTACCGGATACGAGTGGTATCGGGAAAACGATCCTGAGAGCTTTGCGTGTCTGTCGCAATTCGTTGTTGCGACACCAAAAAAAGTGTCTGTGACTCTGAAAGCGGCGAAGTGATGGAACAGATCGTATTCGAGCATGCCGGCGCGTTGTTTGGAAAGCTGTTGGAGCGTATTCCATGCGGCGAACTAGCTATGACATTCAATCGTGACGTGCATGCATTCTGTTACGGCTGGAGATTTCGCGCTAAAGGAAAAGAGTTACACAGCCAGTATTGTATGAGCGCCTTGGAGATCCAGAAAATACAGTGGCGCTCTGGCACTCCTATTTGTCTCGCCGAAAAGATCGTTGAATTCTGGCGTATGAAGCTAGACAGGATGCCGGCATGACCGACCTCGCGCAATTCGTTCATCGGCAGTCGCAGACTGTCGCGGCGATCTACGCAGCGTATAAACGCACCGGAGACGCTGAACAGCCGCGCGGGTATCTCGGTGCGTCAATCATCGGCCATCCGTGCGAGCGATATCTATGGTACTGCTTTAGAGCATGTTGCCAGTCTGACTTCAGCGGGAGGATGTATCGCCTCTTCTCGACAGGGGACCACGAAGAATGGCGGTTCGCAAGCGACCTGCGCGCCATCGGGTGTATCGTTCATGAGGTCGATCCGGACACTGGGGCACAGTTTGCGGTGTCTGATTTCGGAGGGCACTTCGGCGGGCACTTGGACGGATGCGCTCTTGGCATTCCGGAAGCCCCAAAGACCTGGCACGTTACCGAGTACAAGACCCACAACGCCAAGTCTTTTGCAGCGCTCGTAAAAGAAGGCGTCAAGTCATCCAAGCCTCAGCATTACGCGCAGATGCAAGTGTACATGCATCTGACAGGCATGACGCGAGCGATCTATCTTGCTGTCAACAAGGACACGGATGAATTGTACTCGGAGCGGGTCAGATACGACAAAAAGGAGGCTGAAGCTCTGGTGGAGCGGGCGAAGCGCGTCATCTTCTCCGTAGAGCCGCCTGAACGGATTGCGAAGCGCGCAGACTGGTATCAATGCGGGTATTGCAGCGCTCACAGCATTTGCTGGCCGGCTGGAGTTGGGCCGGCGCTCTCAATCGTGGCAATCAATTGCCGCCAGTGCTGCCACGCAACGCCCACACTGGATGGCAACGCGCGGTGGGTATGCGAACGACACAATCGCGGACTCTCCACGTCCGACCAGGCCAGGCCGTGCGAAGATCATCTTGTTCTGCCTGGCCTGCTGGCTGGGTTCGCTGAACCAATGGACTACGGGAAAGACGAGGACGGAAATGCCTGGATCGACTTTCAGAACAACGACTGCCCCGGAGCCGCTCCTCCTTGGCGGCACGGTCGCTGCGAAGGGGCCTTCAGCACTAAGGAACTTACAACTCTTCCCGCATCAGCAATTACTGATCCAAGCGTTGTACAAGCAAAGCGGCTGTTTGGCGCGGTCGCAACCGGATTCTGCGCAGACGACATTCTCCATCGCTATCCTGAGAGCGATTCTAGGATCATCTGGGAAGGGCGAGCGAGTAAGTTGTGCGAAGAGTGGAAAGAGCACTACGCCGAAGACTTGCTGTCGCTCACGCCGATAGCTAAGTGCGATGCGACCGAGTACAAGGCTGCGGAATACTCTGGCGGGAGAGTAGCCATCCTCTACCTGCTAACGAAGAATGCGGAGATTCGCGAAGGGGTCGAGTAGTGTCAGGACACGAAAAAGCGGACGGACGCAGTAAGCGAGCAGGCGGCTACCATCAGTGGCTCAAGCGGAATAAAGCAAGGATAGAGCGCCGACGTGCAAAGCGCGATCCTGAATGCCGCCCCGGATACGGCAAATATCGTGGCTGGGAGTTGTGATGCAACCTCGCCCTTATCAAGTTGAAGCACTCGAAGCGTTGCACAACCACATTTGCACGAAGAGTACAAATCCGTGCGTTGTGATTCCGACTGGTGGCGGCAAGTCCGCACTGATTGCATGGGCAATTCAGCGATGGAAGCAACAAGCGCCATGGTTCCGAGGGATTATCCTGGCGCACCGAAAAGAACTAATCGAGCAGAACGCGGCAGAACTCTACGCATTCATGCCTAGCAGCGAGATCGGCGTTTTTTCGGCCGGCATTGGGAGACGAGACTACGACGCGAGCATTCTCTTTGCCTCGATTGATTCCGTCTACAAGAAGGCCGGGGAGTTTCAGCCATTCGATGTAATCATGGTGGATGAGGCGCATCGAATCCCTCCGCATGGAGAGGGGAAATATCGCACATTTATTCAAGGGTGCAAGAAGTTCAACCCTCTCCTGCGCGTCGTCGGCTGGACAGCTACCCCGTTCCGGATGGGTTGCGGGCAAATCTGCCACCGGGACCACATTCTGAACGAAATCTGTTACGAAGCTAGCGTAGTGAGCCTTATTCAGGACGGATACCTCTGCAAGTTGCGATCCACGGTAG